AAATAAAAGAAAAAGAAATAAAAAATAAAAGACCATATTTAGAAGTTAGATCTTTAAAATATAATATAAATATAGATAGTTATTTTAAAGTTTGTTATACTTATAGTTGTGGAAAAACTAACGGTCAAGCTCATATTATTATGGATACTACTGATTTATTATATGATCATTTTAAAGAATTAAAAAATGCTCGATATTATTTTAGTTATCAACATATATTTGTTCGTGGTGTAAACTTTCAAGAATATCATAAGAATCTTAAATATATAACAGATATAGCTATTTTAAATTTATTATATAAGGAGGTTGATTTTTTTGATTAATATTGGCGACTTGTTAATTAATAAAGAAACTCAGGAAAATTATGTTGTTTTGAGTATAGTTAATTCTCATCCTGAAGAAATTATTATTAATATATTAAATTTAAAAACATTGGAAATTCAATATATTAATGGCTTTGGTGATTCTGTTTTATCTTCTTATAATCTTTGTATTGTCGGAAATCTAAAAAAAGATTATGATCAATTTATTAATAGATGTAAAATTATTTCTTCTGAATATTTACATAAAGCAAAAGTAGATAAAGAGATCCAAGATTTATTACCAATTGCTTTTAGTTATTTAAATAAAAAATTTGTTCAAGATAATGGCGCAGAATTTATTCCAGAAAAAATTGTTCTTAGACCAAAATATGAAGACGACATAAATATAGAAGAAATGGTTTTGTTATCTGGCAATCAAAATTATACTAATGGTAAAACTTCAATTGTTGTATCATTAGACTATTTGCATGAACATTGGCAAATTCCATGAAAAAATATATAGAAAATATTATATCGAGAAATTTAATTGATAATATAGATGATTTTCATAATGAAAAATATAATGATATTAGTTTTTCTTTTGATTTCGATGTATTTTCTGAATATCATATATATTTAAATAGAAAATCTGGAACTGGTAATAGATTAAAACTTTCTAAGAATTTTTATATTTATTATTCATGTGATTTTCGTCAATATGAAATAAAAAGAAATAAAAAAATAATTTATTATTTAATGCTATTATCTATATATAAATATTTTAATTATTAAGGAAATAAAAATGATTACTATTAATAGAAAGTTTGATATTTTATTTAATAAAATATCTGAAATGTTTAAAAATATATCTCAAGGTACATTTTATAAAGTTTCTGATGCCTCTATAAAGAAAATGAATTTTTATTCTAATAACGGAATTATTACTATTCGATTTGTAGTTGAATCAGAAGAATATGAAACATATATATTATATGCTACATTAATACAAAAAGAAAATAATGGTGAATTATATTTTCAATTTTATTATTCAGATAAAGAAAAAACTGAATTATGTAAATTAAAACAAAATGTTGTATTAGAATTATGTAGAATGTTTACTTCTTAAATTAGAAAGGTGAATAAAAATGGAAGTTGCTGCAAATTTTATTTATATTTTCGCATCATTTTTCGCACTCAAAGTAATTTATGATGTCATCTTCAATAATTAATTATTTTAATTTAGAAAAATTTAATTTTAGAGATATTGAATTATCTGATACTTATAATAATATTTATATCGATATTTATCGTTTTGATAATGAAAAAATAGTATTTTCTTTAGAAAATTATGAAGAACAAGGATCTGAATGTCTTAGATCTATTGATGATATTGCTATATGGGTTCCATATAATTATCAAACAAAAATAAAAAATTTCAAAGAAATGGTTTATTGGAATACAATATTATTATATTATAATCAAAATGTATATTATAGGACTCTTTATGCAAGAATATAAATATTTTAATAAAGTCTCTAATATTATAAATAAGTATACAATAAATACTCAAAGTATTTATTTTATTTATAATAATATCATTATAAATTCATATTTATCTTCAATCGATTCACATTTAAATTCAATATCTCCTGTAAATGGTAATTCTATTTATATAAATAAGAAAAATTCTTATTATTATGATGCTAAAAAAGATGGTATATTTTTAAATGATGATAAAATATTCTTATCAGTTGAATGTAGAATTCAAACAAAAAAAGATACTATCCATAAAATTGTAATAAGTAGTTTACATATTTATAATATGGCAATTTATTGTATGTTAATAAGAAATAAAATATTTAATAAAATATTATGAGCTATACAAAAGAATTATTGAATAATAAAATATGGAATTCTATCGATAAACATTATGAAGATTGGTTTCAAGTTAAATATAAAAATTATGTAAGTATTATTATTGAAATTAGTCAATGTGATTATTTAGAAATTAATTTCGATAACTGTGGCGATTCTTTTGATGTTTATAATCATATTCAATATGAAGATGTTCTTATATATGTCGATAATATTTTTAAAGAAGATTATCGTAACGTAGAAAATCATCTTGTTTATATAGCATCTTTATCTAGTTTTACAGGAATATATATATGATATATTGTAAAAAATTATTAAATGATAAATTATTTTATTTTTTGTGGAATACTTATAGTAGATGCACATATAAAAGATATAATAAAGATTTATATTATAATAATCAAAAAGATATCGGCATTAATATAGAAATAGATTATGAATATACAGAAATTGCGATACTATTCGATCAATATGTAAGAAATGGTATTACGATTAAAACAGAGAATAATCTTTACGAAGATATAATAATTAGAATTAACGAAAGTAAAAAGTATAATCTTGTAAATTCAGTGAATAAAGCATGGTATGTGGCTACACTTATTACTTATTCACTTATAAAATCATGGAACAATTAGCTAAATTAATAGATCAAACTATAGAAAAGAATAAAAATCTTCATTTTACTAAAACTTATTGGACTCATTATAATATAGATCGAAATATAGCTATACATATATTTTCAAAAGCTAAATTAGCAAATTTTAATAAAAAATTAGATTCTTTATTATCTTGTTATGATCATAATATTGACCATGATTATGGATATATAGGATATTCAAATGGATCTTATAATGATCAATATTCGTGGGAAATTGAATTCGATATTATTGCTGTCAATATGAGAAAAAATAGTGTCGATTATTATGATAAACGATTTGCATATTTATCTTTATTAACTTTTTATCATCAATGTTTTCAGGAGTGGCTACATGAAAAATTATAAACGATATTTTTACGATAGATTCCTGAAAATGGAAAAAATAGATAAACTTAAAGATACTAATTTACATATAAATATGAATTGTAATCGAGAAGATATGATAATTTTTTATCGTTTTAATAATCGTTTTATTTTAAATTATAAAAATAAAATTATATTTGAAAAAGGTCTTAACGATCATTTAATCGATAAAAAATATTCTTATTTTATTTTGATGGCTAAAATGTTGTCAACCTGGAGACAATATGTGCGAAGCGAAGCAAAACGAAGAGCTCGACAGAGACATGCATTACGAGAAACCTCTGTCGAAACTTAAATCATTACATTATAGAATATTAAATATATTAAGACAAATGAGTTATAATATACAATATGAAGATATTCATATTAAATTTTATTATAATAATTTAATGCTTGGTATGATAATCACCGATAAAGTTTTTAAGTACTGCCATTTCGGTGATTTTTTATATTCTATTGAAGTAGGTAATGATATTATAAATAGATATAATTCTGTATTTAATTATAGTGATTTTGAATGTAGAGTTATGTTTATTTGCGAACTAATTCTATATTCGGGAATGATACATGAAAGTATTACAATTACAAAATAATCAATATCTTATCTTTATGAACGATCGAGTTATTTTCCAGAGTTATCAAACTATTATTGCTTATTATGATAAGGAAGAAAATAAAATTTATAAAGATAAAACTTTTTATAGCAGAACAACTAGTAAATATTTCGGTAAATTTATGAAAATGTGTCCGCCTTCGACTATTATTGAATTAGTCGATCCATTCGAAACAGAATATGAAAAAAACAATAGTTTCACTTTTAAAGAAATTAAAGCATAAATATTATTCTTGGAAATACAAACAAGAAATTACTAAAAATAATTTATATGTATCTAAAAGAATTTTAGTTTATATTATATGGTTAAAATATTTAAATACATCAGATGTTGGTATGTTTATTACTAGTAGAAAATACGAAGTATTTGATATATATGTATTAATAAGTACTGCTGGTCCTTATAATTCCAATGGCGAAAGAAATAGTATTATCGAAGTAATTAATAGATTACGTAGCGAACAAAATCATTTTATATCGGCAGTTGTTAATAATGGTGACGATCATAAATTAAATTATGATTATTATAAAAATAATTTATATTGTGAAGGTAAAAAATCTTATATAAGTTATCAATTACTTATTTCACACTATATTATGATAAATTATTATTTTAAAATATATAAACGAATAAATGAAAAAGAAATTTAAAGAAAAAGAATATTTATATGGCTATCTTGATTATGTAATGAATAGATTCGATACTGAATTTGTTGATTATGAAAATGAATTTTCTTATATTCTTAATGATAAATTCTTTAAAATCATAATATTATATGAAGATATATTTGCTGATGTTACATTTCTTCATATGGAATTATCATATAATGTTTATTACTATCGAGATTTAGCAGAAGAACTTGGCACTGAACAAGAATCTGTTATGTGGCCAATATTATTAATTACTCAAACTTTATTTTGGAGGTGAATAAATATGGGCGCGAAAATTCGTGGTGCTTTAATCGGAGTTTTTTATTTGAATGGACTTATTTTGCCGTTGTCTTTACTAACAACGAATATCCATGATGGTTATATTGTTAGTATGGTAATAGGTTCACTTTTTATTTCTACATTAACTGCAATTATTCTTATTTTAACAGGATTTTTTAAGGTAGGTAAATAAAATGGATGTTAAATTTATTACATATTAATTATGATGATACCTAATCATAAATTAGAATATATTTATAAAATAATTATTAATTATTTGTTTTTATTACAAAGTCAAAAAGGCTATTTTGATAGTGCTTTTATCGATACTAAATTATTTACAATATGGGTTGCTCCCGATAATTATGCTGAAAAATTAACAATAACATTAGTATTTGAAAAAGAATATGAAGATATATGGTATTTCGATTTTTTATATCGTGGACAGAATGTAATTATAGAAAATAATTCTAAAAATTATAACGTATCGTATCATGATGCTGTTAATGCATTGTATACTGGATTAATGTTATGGGCTGGTTATATTAATAAAAATAAAATAAATAAAACTATGGATTTTCTTATTGAAGTCGATGAATACTAAAGGAGGAATTTATTGTGGGTATGACTGATGAAATTATTGCTAAATTAAAATCTATTGGATATAAAAAAGCAGGAGTTCATAATGATTATATTATTGTAGTGGATAATGGCGATAAGCTGCGTGGTTTAGATTCTGGCAATTTAACTATTTTTAATAAAGAAACTGGCGATGAATTATATTTTTTCGGCATTGAATATCCTGGTAAAGATATTCAGTCTAAAGGTATTTATAATTATAAACGTAAAAAATTTATTAACAACGTCGATTTAGAATTTTTATATGGGTTGATCATGACATGGAACTGGGCATAAAAAAAGAATTTAGAATTCTCGGTATCTTAGCTTCTCGTGATGATTTCAATGATTTTACCTACGAAGTCGGTACTTATCTTTTAAAAATAAAAGAAAATAGAAACCGAAATTTTAATATCGAAATTATTTGGAATGAATTTAAAGTAGTCGATATTGTTATCGACTTTGCTTTTCCTGAAAATAAATCTATATATACTTTTAATTATAATAAAATGGAATTTACAAAAGATGAGGCTTGCGATATTTTACTCGATCTTTTGTTGAATTATATTCAAAAGGATTTAAAATGAAAGACGATCTTTTAAAATTAATTAATGTTATAGATAATAATATTTATATTAATACTTCTGGATCTTATGCTGAAGGTTATACCGATGCTTTAAGTATGATAACTCAAGCATTACAAGATATTATTGAAAAAGATTTTGATCCTTATGAATGGGAAACAATAATTTCTAAACAAATTGAACCTTATGCAAAATGAAGATAAAGCAATATATAATGCAATTCAATTTTTATTTAAATTAAATCAAAAATATACTGAATTATCTTATACTGATAAAACATATGCTTTTTTAATTGAAAAAAGTTATGGATATATTAGATTATATTTATATAAAGTTACACCTGTCGGAATTTGGGATAACTCTAAAGTTAATCAAATTCAATTTATTATAAAATTAAAAAATAATGAATTAATATATTTAGATAACAATGATTTTGCAATGATCCCGAGAAGGATTCCAGAAAATAGAAATTTGTTGTATAATATATTATATAAGTTTATAAATTTAGATTTTCTGGAGGAAATTTTTAATGATTGGTCAAATTAAAATTACCGGCAATCAATCTAATTTGTTCGCATTAAAAAATGCTGAATTAAAAAATAATATATTTGCCGGCACTTGTGCACTTAAAAATGTAATTTCAACAGCCAAACAATTAATGCTTAATATCGAAACACAATACGAAATAAATACTGTATATCTTACTAATATTAGCGATAAATATCATGTTGATATTGAATATACGCTAAGCGATCATAATAAAAATACTAAGTATTCTGGTATAGTAGTTTATGATAAATGTGCCCAACATTTGGGTCATCGAAGTGATTTGTTATGATTAATCGTAAATTATATGATTTAATTTGTAATTCTGAGAACGATATTTTTCAAAGAAGTGCTTTAATATCTTCTGGCAATTCTCATAATTTAGTTCTTAGATATCATATTAATCGTTCTATAACGATAGAAGCTATATTTGGTGGAATTAGTTTTTATGCTAAATTTAATTCTTATGAACAATTAAGATTACAATTTGATAAGAAAAAAGATTTTGCAATGTTAACATTTTTAACATTAATGTTTATTATGTCTAGAAATTTTGGCTCTACAAGAATATTATACTGTAAATATTTAGATAATTATCCTGTGCAAGAAAATCAAGAAAACGTTAATACTAGACGAATAACTGTAGATTTAGTAGATACTATTCGCAATTCTGTTTTGGGTAATATACGGCCAAACTATATACGTAGTGAGGCGTTAACTACAATAAGCAGTGAAAGAATGAATAGAATGGAATCTCAATTAGGAAGATTACAAGAAGCTATTAATATTTTTAGTGAATCACTTAATGGAGAATTTAGAAGAAGATTTGAGGCATTAAATGAAAGAGAAAATTAAATTTATTATTAGAAGTCTTTTTTCTAACAAATATGATAAAATTGTTTCTGTTATCGATATGAATAATGGCGAACAATCTTCTATATTTTTCGATAAATATAAAAATATTGTCGAAATCGAATATCCTTTCGGTGATGAAAATAATTATGAATATATTTACGCTATTTACGATAGAAAAAATGATGTTTTAATTTGTGATGAAAATGTAAAAATTAAATATGTTATCGAAGAATTCTATAATGCCATCAAAGAAAAAAGAGACATTATCAGTTTTAAATAATTTTAAAAATTTACCTTACGGCAGATTTTTTATTAAAATTGATAATAAAAATATAGATTTAATTCATTATATTGATAAAGATAATAATGATATTGCCGTAATGGAAGTTAATAATTATTATAATTTAGACTTAAATTTTAAAATTGATAATATTAACGGTATATTTGATGAAAGAAAAGTTCCGTTAAGTATTGCTGGTAATTATTTTGAAGACAATAAAATAATATATTATTGTACATATTATTATTTATTAATTCTTGGTACATATATCGGTATTTATAATTTTAAAAATTTGAAATATTTTAAAATAAAGGGGTGTTCATAAATTAATAGAGGAACGCTAAGAAAATTAAGGCTTCCATTCAATCCTAAAAATATAATGGACAACCTTAATAAAAAATCTAAACAAGAAGAATTATTTGAAAAAATAAAAGCAATCGAAAAAGATCGTAAAGAGGCTCCTAATGAAAATATCTCAGAGCAAAACGAAATTACAAATGATCGAATTGAAGAAACTATTATCGAAGAATTTGAAACTGATATTATTGACGATACTGTTTCTGAAGTTATTAACGAAATTAAAATGCCAACTATTGTCGAAGAAACAGAAGAATGGAGTCGAGAAGAATTAGTCGATGCTATTAATAAAGGTATGGAAGCTATGAAATATATCTTTAGTAATTTTAATCGATGGTCTGATATCGTCCATGAATCTGATTTAGCTATTGGCGATCTTCGGCATTATTGTGAATTTAATGAAGATCCTGATGATGAAATGGTTCGTAAAATTTACGAATTAATGCGCATGTATTCTTTGCGTCGTCGTGAATATAAAGATCGGTGTGAAATTTTTCGAGATTTTACTTCTTGTCAACAAAGAGCTGAAAATATTTATGCAGCGATTAATCATGTCGGCTTTAAGAATAAAAAAGTAACGGGCGAAAGATTATATGCACCCAGAGTTCTAAGAGAATTATTTGAATAGTACGTTCTTCGAACGACTTTTGGGTTAACTAAGCCCCTCCGGGGCGAAATCTCTTTCGTGCCCTTTTTTATTTACGGCACAGTACTTTCACGGAAGGTGAAGATGTTACCTTTATTTAAAGCATTAGATACTAGTAATATAATGAGATATGGTTACTTTGTTATTCGAAACGAAGAAGCATATCTTATTAATAATAATAAAAAATATAAAATTAATCGAAATACTTTGTGTCAACATACTGGATTAGAATATAGTAGTGAAGATAAAGTATATACTCATGATATAGTAGATTTAAGTTTTAGTTATTCTGGTATTAATTTTAATATTATCGGAGAAGTTAAAGAAGATAGACTTAATGGAAGATTAGTCGTAGTGAATAAAGATCAAAAGGTAGCGCTCGTCGACAACAATTATTCTAATTATTCTATTAAGGTTATTAGTAATAAATATTCCGGAGTTAATAAATGAAATACTATTTAGAAATTGAATTAGACGATCATTATCCGACAGCTAAAGAATTAGCTATATTATTAGGTATTAATGGCGTACATGGTGAGCCATCTGTTACGTTAATTAGAAAATATTGTAGTAATAATAAACTTAAGTATGCTGGTCGTAAAGGAATGACTAATGTATATTCTGATTATCAAAAAATTTTATCGCTAGCTAACGATATTTTAGTACGTTGTACTGATAATAAATTCTGTGAAGTTTATTATTCTGTCGATGGTCGCGGTTTCAATTTAGTTGTCAATAAAGAACAACTGCGTAAGGGAATTGAAATTATTAAAGAAAAACATAAATCTATTATAGATAAGTTAAATTAAAGGAGATGCATATTATGAACAACTCTGCTGTTGTATGTAAAAAAATTGGTATTATTATTGGATTCCTATTAAATATGTTAGTAGAAGTTGTTCTGTGCATCGTAAGATGTGTTTCTACAGGTTCTAAAGAAATTAGTAAAGAATTTAATGAAGCTGAAGAAACAACTAAACAATTATCGAACGAAGAAATTAAAAAACAAATCGAGTTGTTGACTGCTCAATTAAACAAGGAGGATTAGATGCCAGTTACTGAAGAACAAAAAAAGAAACTGTCGGAATTAAATCCAGATTGGAAATTGTACATGCCGACTACTAAAGAAAAAGCTGATTGTCTTATCCGATTATGGGAAAGAAATAATCTTGTAACTCAACAGTGTTTGTAATATAATAGGTATATAAGCTTATATATATTAATTAAGAGGTATGCCTAATGAATTACAAAAAATTATTAGAAGATTGCGATTTTATTAAAGTTAAAAACACGATCGAAATTCGCCCTCACGATAATAATGATGGATTTGCTGAATATGTAAATCATATCTTTAAAAGCGTGAATAATGGACGAAGATTCGGGCCATCTGTTAAAACAAATATTCTTACGATTTATAATCGTGGCAATTTTGTTGAATGTTGGATGGGCGAACAACGAATCGATATTAGACGCAACAAAATCATTATTTATAGCGATATCCCAATTCAAGCAAGTAACGAAGAAAATTATCGTCAATTTGCTGTTGGTAATATCGGCGTTTTAACCTATATTTATAACGTTAAAAAATTTTAATAACAATTGCGGTATTAGAGCAAAAGCTAAGTCGTAAGATACGCTAATGTTCACTGAAGGCTATATGTAATAATATAGTCAAGTGCCCAACAGATTGAAACTCATAAGAGAATATAATATCTTAAAAGACCACAGCTTTCCAACGGAAGAATCAGTGGGCTACCATATTGAAAAATATGGATTAAATAATCCTAGTATAATATACTAGGCCTAAGATACAGGATATAGCGTTAATCTTAGGAGAGCTGCTAACGGAATGTTAACAGACGAAAAAAAATCTAGCCTACGCTTTTCAACGTGATAATTGTATGGACTTGAAATATAGTTGTAACATGGAATTCCGGACTGACGAGTCTGGATATGGCTAGTATGATGTAGGTCTGAACAGTGACTGTTTCCCTTTATGGTTTTAGACGAGTAATAAGCGGTTACGAACAGCGAAAAACTGTATAAACTAAAGATGTGATAAAACTTCTCGTTAAGTTTTGACCCCTGCTTTAAGATATCAGCAGGGGATTTTTTAGTTATTAAGGAATTTATTCCTTGATTATATATAAGGAGGTTCCCATGCGTGTACTATTTATTTTATTCACATTATGCTGTAGTATTATGTTTACTGCTAACGCATGGGACAATCCTAATGTAAAACCTAGTGTAGGTGAGGAAGCATTAAGAATTAAAATGATTGCATCATTTATGACCGGATTTAATGACGGTAAAAATAACTATAGCAAAGATCCCGACTTTGTCGATGGCGAAGATAAAGACTTTTTAAGTTTTTATGAAGAAGGTTACTATAAGGGGCGAGTATTTTGGTATCAAAAACGTTAATTATTATTATATGTATAACTGCAATATTTAGCCCTGTAGGCGCTAAATCGATTGCTGACTATAATTGTACCATAGAAGAACAAAACAACGCTCTAAGAGGCTATAATTCATTTGTATACGGATTTGATGACGGTCTTAATAATCATACTGTGTTATGGTATAGTGATGAAAATTATAAAGCAGGTTACCGTTTAGGTAGTGCTCATAGGAGATAGCTTAATGGAGTTAAGTGAAAAATTAAAATGGTTCTTAGAGAATATTTTAAAAGAAGGATACTCTATTCTTACTGTAAATAAAGAAAATTATTCTCTAGAAACTAAAGATGGTTATAAAAAATTAAAATTACCGGCGTTTTTAATTTCTGAATTATACGCTGCTACTAAAGAAAAAATTGAAGACGGTAAGTATTCTATACAAAATTTACTCGATGAAAAATTAATTAATTTAGAACGAAAATTTGAATTTGGTGAAATACTTGAATTAAATGATGGTAACAAAGCTGTATTTATTGGTTACGATAAGCAATATTCTATCATTGTTATTAAAGACAAATTCAGATTTACTATTCTTGAAACAAGTATGTTGCATAAAGCATTAAAATAAAAGGAGAAAAAGAATAATGTATAATTTAGAAGAACTTAAAAAATTAATTAATCCTACTGATCCATATCCTGCATTACGTTATCTTGGTGAAACTATGTCTTTCCAAGATACTTTACAATATCTAGAAGATAAAGTTAAAAATGCTAAAACAAAAGAAATTGAAATGCCGTTACCATTTATCCACCAAATCTTTATGGATTTAATTCAAAATGTATGTGATGCGCCTTATGATGAACTTAAAAATGAAATTGAAGGTCAACCTAAATTAACGCCAAAAGATCTTGATCTTGGTGACGGTAAAGATAATAGTGGTATTACTATTACTCAAATGCTTGACTATTATGGTTTGTTTAATGCTGAATCTGTATATGAGAAATTTAAGGGTACAGATGAAGAAATTCGTTGGGTAATGGTACTTTATAAATATTTCTTATTTAAGTATCAACCAGATGCTGTTATTTATTGTCCTGCTACTTTGTATCGTAAAAAAGGTGCTACCGATTTCTTCGATCATTTTGTTCCTATTCAACCAGAATTAATCGAGGATTTCGAATTTAAAGTTAAATAATTTATGGTTTTAAAATTTTTAAATAAAGATTATCATTTTAAACAAATTTCTGATCCGATTGTCAGCAATGGCGTCTATGTCTCTGACGCCATTGACGAAACCGGTGTAGAATATACTATCAATTGGAATATTAAAAATACTGATTGGGAATATCCTATCAGTATTGTGGTACGTTAAATGAATACATTAAAAAAATTGAATAAATGGCTAAAAGAAAAAGCCGCTACATTGCAGATGATTATTTGTATTATTTGGGCTGCTATGGCTATTGCTTTATTGTTTATAGAAATTGTTAATCCTGATCTTTTAAATAGTGAACAATATTTAATTCTTTTAGCTCCTTGGCCTGTATTATATATTATAATTAATTATTTTTTAATTAATTATTTTACAGAAACAATTAAAACAACTTATGACGTTTATGATGGTGCCATGGGAATGACTCATTTATATCAGCAGTTATTAACATATACAATTACTGGCAATAGTAATTTTACATTTGAAGATTATTGCGACAAATTCTTCAAAGATGGTAATGCAGAAGCATATGTTATTAGTTATAAACAATATCTTAATGCTTTAGAGGAATATAAATCTGGTATAAATCTTAATTATACGATTCTTCCTTGGGCGGTAGTTAACGAAAATTATAAAATTGAAAATAAATATATTTATGTTAACGAAGCGCATAATTATAAAAATGATCCAGTGTTAGATAGAATTCTAAAATCTTAGTAATATATGTATATGCCAGTACTTGTTTTTCAATAGAAATAGTGCAGGTTAATTCCTATTAGTCTTAATTTTTAGAAAGGATATATGGACTCTTATGGAAGACAGTATCCTTGTAGTATCCATCGTGCAAGTAATGCGTGCATTCGCATGTTTTATTTCTATTATATGCGGTATGCTTATTATCTCTGCAACGATTGGTCTGCTTAAAGACAAGCAAGGAAAACACAAAAAAGATGACGAAGTAATTTTAACGTGGGCAATTATTATATTGCTTGGTAGTATGTTTATATATTTTGTATTACCAAATCCAGAAGACGTTATTATAATTGCTCCGCCACCTAATGGTCCTTATCGATAAAACATTATCGGTTAAATATACTATTAACCTTTTTAGTATTGTTTAAGACCCAGGTGAATGGTTTTAAGTGGTACTAATTCATGTCGCCATCCAATTCGTTTTTAAAGCGATAGGAACACGAAACAGAGTTAGGAGACTAAACTATCATGAATTTAACTAAAAAAATTTTTGCAACGTTGGCCATTGTGGCTGCTTTTTTAATGTTTACGGGAACCGATGTACAAGCTGCTGAATTAACAGCATATACGCACACAGGCAACCCAATGGCGAACGGTGAGTACCCTTATGTGGGCGCTGTAGCCAGCAATGATTACGCTTTAGGAACAGTTCTAAGCATTAACGGAAGTCATTATGTCGTAAAAGACAGAATGGCTCCTGGTATTCATGGCGTTATCGACATTTTTGTCGACAGTTATGATGAAGCGATCGAATTCGGTCGTCAATACGGAGAAGTATACGTAGTCGCTTAAACGTATGTTGATTCCTTAAAGGGCCTTTTTTTGTGTCTACTTCACCTCTAAAAAATAGTACTGGAAGACTAGTTTCTATTGAAAAACTTCATTTATAAATAAATAAAGGAGCAAATATGAATCGTTCTTTTATTCTATATTCTTGGGAATTAATTCGATATCATAAATTCTTAATTAAAGAATTAGTATTTACTATATTAGCAACTATCGGGATTTGTTATTATATTTTATCTAATCATATTTTATATCCCGATACTTATTTCGAGTTCATAAGTAAATGCTTTATCTCGTCTTTATCGATTATGATAATGAGCATTTTTAACTCGTGGGTAACATTAAGATTTGCTGATCGAATTAATATTATATCTGAAAAAGCAGAAAAAGATTTAATTGCCTCTATCGGGTATTTATTCACAAAAGATGTAACGATAATCACTTCATTGATGTTATCAATCTTAGGATTATTTGTTTATTCTTTTCATGGTATCCCTAAATTATTAGATCCTACTTTATTCATAGTTACTTTATTCTTTACATTTTTATCAGTATCTATGTTAATAGGTTCTGTAATTACAACATTTAAAATGTTTATTATTATTGTAAAGCAACGAGGAATGTAAAATGGCTATTTTATGGAGAAGTACTAATAAATCGAAAACATTAACTTATAAAGGTTTTGTTCCGATTCCGAAAACTATTGATGAGCCGACTTTCGCAGAAAAGTGGAAAGCTTGGAAGTTAGGACAACCTAAACAGTTTTTAAGATATACTGAATTACAAGATTTAGTAATGTATTGTTATCAAAAGAATTTGATGACAACGACTGTCGATTTAGAAAATATTTTCCATAAAGAAAAAATTTACACGAAAGTGGATGCTATTAAATATATTGATGAGCATACTAAAGATTTTATGCCAATTCAAGAAGAATATATTCCTCGTAATAAAGATAATAATGATTGTTGTAATTGTAAATGTAAGGTTTAATAATGGATTTAAATAAATTATATAACGAGATTATGACGACATTTAATGTCGTTGTGGCTCTTGGACTTGCTGGTCAAGATCATGATTATAATGACCAGACAAAAGCTATTTTACAAAATATTATTCTTTTGTATATTTTAGGTTATACTAATATTAGTATTATTAACAGAAATTCTAGTTTAAATAAAACTGAAGATATTTCTAGATTTATCGATAGTATTAAAAATATTATCGATAAACGTTATATTAAACAAGTATTCGATAAAGAAACATTAGAAACTATTTTATTAGATTTCGATAAACGATTAAAATATGCTAATAATCATGGTCTAACTATTGAAGTTAGAAATATATTATTAGAACCTGTTATCGAATCGATTAAATATATTTAATAAACCGCCATTATGGCGGTTTTTTTATTAGGAGAAATACATTGGATATTGAAAAGAATAAAAAAACTATCGATATGTATTTAAAAGTACAAAGCATCGCCTCTATTTTTAATAAAATTTCGGCTAAGAAGCGTTCTACTTATGGCGATGCTCTTAAAAAAATCGATGAACCTATTCCTGTCGAATTAGGTAAAATTTTATATAAAAATAATCTTCAAAACGATAAACAAATTTTTACTTTGCTTATTAAATTATTAATTCAGTGTTCTGAAGAAACATCTGATAAACCGTTAAGTGAAATTAAATTATCGGTCGACTTTAATCAATATGATATCGAAGAAATCTTCGATCGTTTTAAAAAAGATATTGAAACAAGTCCTCACTTATATGAATAATATATTAAAAGCTAATCAAATTTTATTATTAAAAGATCCTAAGAAATATATTATCGATATGTTCATAAACGTATGTATACTAAATTATAAAAGTAAAAAAGAAGGTTTAACGGCCGAAGAATCTGATAAAGCAATAACTTTATTGGATACGATAACTAACGTATTGGGCCGGCAAAGTCAACTTATCGATGAATGTATTACTATATTTAGCACATCAATGAATATGCGAAATAATATATATGAATCTTGGGATCTTGTTGAAGATTATCTAAAAGATAGGATTAATATTTAATGCTATTTATAAAAGAAAATATTCCGTATCATATTAAACAAATCATTAAAAAAAATAAAATGAAAAATACTAATGATATAGAAACTATTAAAAATTATATTATTAGTATTATCGATGAACTCTCAGATAATCATGAAGAAAAATTATATTTAAGTACAATTGAAACTTCTATGGATATTTCTGTAGGCGATATGTATATCGGTACATTAACTACATTAGAAAACTTAGATGAACTTACATATACTATGTACGAAATGACATTAAGCAAAGCTGATAAAAGTTCTGTGGTATATACAAGTGCATTATTTGAAACATTAGCAGTTGTTGAAGATATAACAAATATCATGATTATTATTTTTAACGATATTGTAAGTATTTGTCCTGTTAATTTTGTTAAGGAATTTAAAAAATGAAAACAGGACGTGCTGTGACGACAATTTGTCGTCAATTAAATAATAATATTATCGAAATATTCGGTAATAGTGAAAGCGGTAAAAGTTATTTATCTAAATTAATTGCTAATCGCTATGAATATGTATTATTTTTGGATTCAGTTATGAAAATGACTGAAGAAAGTAAACATTATATAGCGCAAACAAATAATTTAAAAGATGTCGAAGAAGTTCTTAGTGATATCGATGTATTAATTATCGATGACTTTTGTCAACTAAGTGGTGACCCAAAGAAGAATATATATCTATTACAAGAATGGATATATAATTATAAAAAATTATCGATTATTTTAATTAATCAAATTCGTGCTAATTTTAATAAACAAAGCACTGAAACTTATAAACCATATGCTAATTATGTATTAGAACGATATACCGATCATCGTTTTATGACTTCTGTTGAAAACGGTAAATATGTAGTTACACAAATTAAATAATGTGGTATAATATATATAAATATTTATTATTAAATTGTAAACGAGGTATATCTTATGATTTTAGTAATTAGCGGTCCAAGCGGTTGTGGTAAAACTACGTTATCTGGTTTATTTGAAGTAAAAGGTTTTAAACGTATTATTACTTCTACTACTAGACCACGGAGATTAAATGATATTAAAGATCAATATTTCTTTGTGGATAAAGAAGAATGGAATGACGACGATTATATTTGTACTACTATAATTAATGGTAATCATTATGGTATTAGTAAAGATTACCTTGATGAACTTAATAAAGAACTTAACTATGTTATTGTTCTAGATGAAGTTGGCACAAAAGAATTAAAAGAACGTTATCCTAATTGGGTATATGCATTCTATTTAAATACGTTAGAAGCTACATGTCGTGAACGAATGAAACATCGTGGCGATGCCGATCATAATATCGATGCACGCGCACAATATGATCGTGAACATAATCGTTATAATTATCTTATTAAAGAAAATGACATTTATGACGATGCATTATTTGGCGAAATGGAAGTTACTGTTCTAATGCGCCAAATTATGGACTGGTTTAATAAAAATGAAGAAGTCGATGAACATATCGATGAAGGAGAAGCTATCTTTGGATTGCTTCACAAAAATAAAGACTTATCTTAGGATAAGTCTTTTTTATCTTGGAGGATTAAAATGCATAATAAAGTTGCCCAAGGGGCTTTAATTTTATTCGAGCAATATCGTGAAGGAAGAGAATCTTTTGGTAAACGTGTTTCTGACCTGTGTAATATTGATTGGTCAGATGTTTCTTTCTTTGAATTTCAAGCTATGTGTGTAGCAGAAGGTGCTAAGAAAAATCCGTGGACAAAAGAATGGAATAATCTTCATACTACTACGTTAGCTAAGCTTTGGGTTATTATTAATCAACCTCAATCTGGCAATCTTAAGAAAAATATTATTAATGCTGGATTTAAAAATGATAATGTATCTAATCTTTTGTTAAAAGCTAAAGGTATGCTTGTCGGTAAAACTATGGAAATTATTGAGCAAAGTGATTTATTTAATGAAACTGAACTCAAAATGATTAAACAATTAAATGGTAAATTAACTAAAGCTAGAACTGAAGATTTGTTAGCTATTAAACAAGCAAATAAAGAATCTCGTAAGGAAGCTTATAAAGAAGTTCATAAATATGAACCAGCTTATGTTACAGAAACTAAAAAAGCTGAAAAGAAACTTAAAGTTCAAGAAGAAGCTAAAAAAGATTTGAATAAAGTTTTCAAACAAAAGGCAAAAAATCATACTCGCATTGTTAAGTCCGCCTGCATTGTTATTAACTTAAATAAATCTAAATGGCAAAATATTTTGTATGCCATTAAATCTATTCTAAAGAATAACTATAAGGAGGGCGAATTCCGTGTCCGTAATTAAAGATAAAGAGGGCGTTCGTGTTAGTGTCTGGGAGAAAATGATCGAAGATCGTATTCTCTTTATCACAGGCGAAATCGATGATGAATTAGCTAATTATATTATTGCTAATATGTTATATTTGGCTAATCAAAACAGCAGTAAACCTATTACTTTATATATTAATAGCCCTGGTGGTGTTATTACATCTGGTCTTGCTATTTATAATACAATGGAATTAATTAAATGTCCTGTTAATACTATTGGTTATGGTATGTGCGCAAGTATGGCAAGCTTCTTATTATCTATGGGTGATAATCGTAGTGTATTAGAAGATACTACTGTTATGATTCACCAACCATTAGGTGGTGCTCAAGGTCAGCAAACAGAAATTGAAATTGCTTATAAACGTATTACTAAACTTCGTGAACGTTTAGAACAAGGTTACGTTAAAAAATCCAATGGCAAAGCCACTTATGAACAAATTCATAAAGCTTGTGATCGCGATAATTATTTGACTCCAGAGGAAGCTCTCGATATGGGTCTTATTGATGAAATTCTTAGACCGGAGGATAAATAATGAAGTGTTATTTTTGTGGACAAGATATCTCAGATAAAGATTCTAATAAAATTACGTTTGCTTCTCCTGAAGATAGTAATGTAGTAATTTGCCAGGAATGTGTTGAAAAAATGTCGGCAGCAATTCATAAAACATCAAGTGATGTAGAAATTGCTCTAGGCATCGATGACATTCAAGAAGATTATGACGATATTTTAGATGAAAAACCTAAAGTTAAACGATCTAAAATTCTCCCGTCTCAAATTAAAAAATATTTAGATGAATCTGTTATTAATCAAGAATTAGCAAAAAAAATTATTTCTGTTGCATTATCTAATCATACTAAATTATTAGAATATAATGCATATGAAAAAGAAAATGTAGGTATTGATGTCGAGAAAGGCAACGTAATTATGATCGGGTCTTCAGGCAGTGGTAAAACTTACATAATTAAACAAATTGCTAAATATTTAAACAGACCTTTAGTTATTATTGACAGTTCGTCGCTCACAAAAAGCGGGTTCGTGGGAGAAGACGTAAATTCTGTTATTACAAGATTATACAGAGAAGCTGGCGAAGATATTTCAAAAGCCGAACAAGGCATTGTTTATTTAGATGAAATCGATAAAATTGCTGCAAAAGATCCTAAAAATGCTGGTGCTCAAGGTAGCGATATCGGTGGTCGCGATGTACAATATGAATTACTTAAATTAGTTGAAGGTGGTAAAGTTCCGATTAAAACAGGTGGTATGCTTGGTCAAGGAACTACGATTGAAATCGACACTACAAATATTTTATTTATTTGTGGCGGCGCCTTTACCGGTATCGAAAATAAAATTGCGGCACGTCTTAATAAAAAAACTGATCACGGTGTTGGTTTTAAAGCTACTAAATCTAAAAATGAAATGGAAGCTGAAATTACATACAATAGTATGATTGAGCATATTCTTCCTGAAGATTTAGAAGACTTCGGTATTATTCCTGAATTATTAGGGCGATTACCTGTAATTGCTCCATTAAAAGAACTTAGTATCGACGATTTAAAACGTATTCTTACTGAACCTAAACATGCTACTTTTAAACAAATGCATGAACTTATTAAAATGTATGGTATTGATTTAAAGTTCAATGATGATACTATCGATACTATTGCTCAATTAGCTTATGATCGTAAAACTGGTGCTCGTGCTTTGCGTAGCGTAGTCGAAGCATTAGTTGACGATAAATTATTCGACATTAATAGTAAAACTAAGAAAATTACAATTACTAAAAAAGATGTCGAAGAAAAATTTGAATATTATTTAAAGAAAGGAGAAAATGAATAGTGGGATTAGCTGATAAAGCTTTTAGTGTTTTAAAGCCTTATGCTGAAAAACTATTAAGCAAGCCATTAGAATCTAATGAAGATGCTAAATTAGTTTTAGATCTATATACTAGTGGTGTATTAACATTATTAGATATGGAAGAAATTATTGAAGTTGAAGAAGTTCATAAGGAAGAGCCTAAGGAAGAAAAGCCTAAACGCACTCGTAAAACTAAATCTAAGAAAACTGAAGAACCTAAGGAAGATAAACCTGTAGAAGATATTCCTGTAACAGATTTTGAAGGTAACGTAATTGAAGAACCTAAAAAATCTGCTATGGAAATTCTCGGTTCTGAAGATAAAGTTGATGAAGAGCCTGTCTTTCAAGCGTCAAAAGATGATTCTGTCGAAAATGACACTCCGGCTGAAGAAACAAAGCTCGAATTTAACGAAAGACAATTAGATTTTTATGTAAGCGAATTCAAACGCGAACAAGAAAAACCAACTAAGGAAGATATGTCTAAATTGAAACCTAAAGCTGATAAAATTCGTGTTTTTGCTCAAGAAGCAGCTGATAATAAAAAATTATTAGCTCAATATTTAGACGAAATCATGGAAGATGAAGATAAAGGTAAAATTACGTTAAGAAATATTACTCCTTACTACATCGACATGTTAAGTCATTATTTGGTACTTCGCGAAGAAATTAAACGCTACGATAATGATAAAATTGTAGAAGCAATGAAAGAACTTTCTGGCGGAGTTTTAAATAAAATTGAAGATCTAAATCGATATAATATCGAAGCGATCTTAACTGTTTTAAAAGGTTTATAATTTATAAATTAAAGAGGTATTTAAGAGATGGCTTTAAATCAAGTAACTTTACAAGGTATCGTTCCTAATAACGATAAATTTCAAATTGATGTAAAATTTGGTGATGACGGCAATGTAAGTGTATTGCGCGCGCCTATGGCTGTTCGTCGCAATTGGAAACCAAAAGATGAACAATATTATGCAAGTGACATTATTTGGATTACTGCTTTTGGTCATACTGCTAATTTTATGAACACTTATCTTAAAAAAGGTGAACCATTTGTTATTACTGGTCATTTAGCTACTAGTACTTTTGAAAAAGATGGTAAAAATATTACTCGAACAGATGTTATCGTAGATAACTATATGTTTATCGATGGCGCTCGTTCTGGCGGTTCTGATGATTCTAATTTTGAAAATTTTGCTGACGATACAAAAGCAGAATCTACTGGTGAAACCGATATTCTTGGTCTAGGTCTATAATTTGCAAAATCCTTAGTAAATAATATATAATGGGTATGGGTAGTGTAGCTCATACCCATATATTATTTTAGAAAGGATTTTTGCTTATGGATTATGTAGATAATATCGACAAACAAATAGCCGAATTAACTAAGCAAATGAAGCAAGAAGAAGACTTGCGAAACGACCTAAATGATATTAGCGGTCATGTTGGGGAAGCGTTAGCCAAACAAAAATTTGGTACGCCTTATCAAGTGGATTATGATAGTCGTTTAATGCAATTTGTCTTCCGTATTGGTACGTCTGGTAAACGAGGCAAAGTCGAAGCTTTATTTTCTACTAATAAACTTATTATTAAACCTAGAAAATTTAAAGCTCATGTCGAATTTAATAAAGATGTTTCATTGGCTGAAACTATCGGTGAAGTTGTTCGCGGTATTCTGTATACGTATTACGATTTAATCGATGATGAGGATCACGTATACTAATGGATCAAGAAATTGTTGTTCTTAAATATCCAGATTGTGTTCGTTTAAGAAAAGAAATGTATCTTAACGGTCCGAATCATTGTGCACATGAAATTATCGATAATGCTGTCGATGAATTTGTGTCAGGATTCGGTAAAACAATTACAGTAGAATATAATAAAGATACTAAAATAATGACTATTACAGATGAAGGTCGAGGTATTCCTGTATCTTTAAATAAAGAATATAATATGCCTCAAATTCAGCTGGCTTTAGCTTCATTGCATGCCGGTGGAAAGTTTTCTGTAGGTGGACATACGTCCACTACTAGTGGACTTAACGGGGTAGGTAGTAGTAGTGTAAATGCTGTATCTTCATTTTTTAATGCTACTGTATATCGTGACGGATACGAATGGACTATAGGCTTTGAAAAAGGCTTATTAGTTAAACCTTTGAAAAAAGGTAAAAAAACGAAACGAAACGGAACCAAAATTGAATATTGTTTAGATAACGAAATTTATTCTGAAGAAGTCGATTTAAATAAATTGACTAAAAAACTTAAAGAATTAAGTTATCTTAACGATGGTTTAATTATTAAATATAATTTTGGTGATGGCTGGATTAATTTAAAATCATCTTCTTTAGTCGATTATCTTAAAGATATAACGACAAAAGAAATCATTGGCAAACCTTTGTACTTTAAAAGTACACAAGATAATACTACTGTAGAAGTAGTATTAAATTATTGTAACGATTTATATTCTAATACTATTTTAACATTTGTGAATAATATCAATACCTTGAATGGCGGCGATCATTTAAATGGGTTCAAGGCCGGTATTCTACAAGCTTTAAAAAGTATCGGGATTAAAGACATTACACAAGACGATGTACTCGAAGGACTTGTTGCTATTGTAAATATTAAGACTCTAGAACCTAAATTCGAAGGTCAAAATAAATTATATTTACAAATGCCAGAAATTCGAGAACAAGTTAAAAATTTAGTTAGCGAATCTTTTAGTGAAGAACTTTCTAACAAAAAAACTTTTGCAAAACAATTAACATCTAAAATTAATGTAAGTATTAAAGCTAGACTTGATGCTAAAAAAGCAAGAGAAAATGCGCGTAAGCAAAAGAAAGCATTAAAATCTGTTGTTGTCGAGAAACTAGCAGATTGTATTAGTAATGATCCTAATGAGTGTGAAATATTTATAGTTGAGGGTAAACAGCAGAATTGCTCTCGTTAAATCTATCTAATTGCGGGAAAATTCAAATTAAATATAATTACTAAATTATTATGGCAACATAATAATGGCAACGAGTAATTTCAATGGTATAGTAAAAAGATTATATTTATGAACAATCCGCAGCGAAGAATCTTATAAAGATTAACGTTCAGAGACTATCGAAAAGTTTATAACGAAGTAGAGTAGGGGAAACCCGAAACGGTAGAATACTATTTATAGTATAAGATATAGTCCAAATTGGATTCTGCAGCAGGATCTTCAAAACAAGGTAGAGATCCTAAAACTCAAGCTATTTTACCAGTATTTGGTAAAGTACTTAATGCCGAAAAATCTGAAGGTACTGTTACATCAGAAAAACTTCTTGATGTCGTTAATGCTATCGGTTGCGGCATCGGAAAAACATTCAACAAAGATGAATTAAAATACAATAAAATAATTTTTCTCTCGGACAGCGACGCTGATGGGAACCATATAACCTGCCTATGGACTACATTCTTCTTTAATTATTATCCTGAATTAATTTTAAATGGGAATATTTATGCAGGAATACCTCCTATTTTTAAATTAACTAAAGGTGATAAACATAAATATATTTATACTGAACAAGAGTATGAAAATTTAAAAGATAAAGATAAATGGCATGTCCAATATTTAAAAGGTTTAGGTGAAATGAATCCCGATCAATTATGGGAATCAACTTTGAATCCCGCGACGAGAAAATTATATAAGCTTACAATTGAAGATGCTCAGGCTTGCGCAAAAGTTGTTAATGATATTATGGGTAAAGATTCTAAAGCCCGTAAAAAATTAGTATTAAATAATTTTAGTATAGAAGGTTAATATGAGCTTAGAATATTCGCTTAAGATGGGAATTAATCGTCTATTATCTAAAACACCGAAAAATAGTGCTGATGAACAATATTTAGCTATTGGTAGAAATATATTAGCTAACGGTGTATATAAAAATAACCGAACTGGTGTTGGCGCTTATAGCTTGCCTCACCAGATTATGCAATTTAATTTAGACGATGAATTTCCTATTTTAACAAGTAAATTTGTCGGATTAAAAACAGCTATTAAAGAGCTATTATGGATCTGGCAAGATCAATCTAACGATGTTAATTTACTTAATCAAAAATATGGTGTAACAATCTGGGACGAATGGAAACGTAATGACGGTACTATTGGTCAGGCATATGGTTATCAATTAGGTTGTGAATATAAATATTTTGACGTTGATTATAATAAGGCTTTAGAACTTAAAGATCAAGGCAAAATTAAAAATATTCGTATTACTCCACAAGGAGTTTGCCTAATGAATCAGGTGGATAAGCTGATCTATGATTTGACTTATAATCCTGATAACCGGCGAATGGTTATTAGCCTATGGAATGTTGAAGACTTACACAATATGGCATTACAACCATGCGCATTTTTGACTCAATGGAACGTTACAAAGGATAAATTAAATTTATTACTTAACATTCGTTCTAATGATTTCTGTTTAGGCAATCCTTATAATATGTGTCAATATGCATTTTTATTAATGTTAATGGCTCATGTGACCGGTTATAAACTTGGATTGTTTACAATCATGATTAATGATTGTCATGTTTATGAAAATCATGTCCAAGGTCTTATTAAACAATTAGATCAAGAAACATATTATGCTCCGGAAGTTAAAATTAAATCTGGCGTAAAGAGTTTCTATGATTTTAGAATCGGTGATCTAATTATCGAAGACTATAATCATGGCGACAAAATCTCGTTCGAGGTTGCCATATGATTAATATGATTGTTTGCCAAAATAATTTTGGTTATATTGGTAAAGATGGAAAGATGTTGTATCATATTCCAAGAGATTTAGCTTTTTTTAAGAAAAAGACTAAAGGCAACGTAATTATTATGGGACGGAAAACTTATGAAAGTTTGCCTAATAAATTGTCAGATCGAGAACATTGGGTTATTACTAAAGATAAAAATTATTCTGGTGGTGATCGTATCTTTACTAGTATTGACGAAGTATTAGATACTATTGATCACGATAAAGAATATTTTGTTATCGGCGGTGGACAAATCTATAAACAATTTATGGATTATGCCGATATTATATATATAACTCAAGTCGATGATTTTTCTCTTGGAGATGTAATATTTCCCTCATTGAATTTAAATCTATGGCATTTATTCGGAGAAGTCGAAGTCAGAGATGATATGTCTCCTTATAAATTAACTTTTAGAAAATATGTTCACAAGGACGTAATACATGAACAACTTCTTTAATTTGGCCGGTAAAATCAAAAATATTACTAAAATATTTACAGATTCTTACGGTCAGGATATGTATTCTGCTAATGTTAGTATGAATATTAAAAATAAACATATTGAAGTGCCTATTCACTTCAAAGACAGCGTCGGTAAAATTTATAAACTTAAAGAAGATTCTCATGTAAATCTTTATGGAGAATTACGGACTAGAAATGTAAAAGCCGACGATAAAAATAAATTAATGGTATTCGGATATGTTACTCAAGGAAATCAACAAGTTCAAGATTTTAATCAAGTAACATTACGAGGCTTTGTTTGTAAAACAAGCAATATTATTAATAAAAAAAATCATAATATCTGTTCTGTTATTTTATGTGTTAAACGTAATAATGATACAGTGAATGATTTTATTCCTTGTGTTGGTCATAATCTTAATGCTAATTTATTGCGCGATATGAAATTGAAGACAAATATTGAAGTTGTCGGTCAATTCGTTCAGCGTCAATATTATAATCATAAAGAACAATGCACCAAAACAACTTATGAAGTTTTAGTTAAAAATATTAAGGTATTATAATGGAAATAAATATTGAATTAAGTAATTTACTTACTAATTACTTCAGTCGATATGCTAATCATATTGTTTATGAACGGGCAATTCCATTATTAAATGATGGTCTTAAACCTGTTCAACGACGTGTATTAATGTCGATGAATAATTTAGGATTAGCTCCAAATAAGCCGATGAAAAAATGCGCCAAAATTGTTGGCGATACTGTAGGTCAATACCATCCTCATAGTTTGGATGGTCCTTACGGTGCTTTAGTTAATATGACGGCAACATTTAGCTGTCGTTATCCGCTAAGTGCTGGAAGTGGTAATTTTGGCTCGCTCCAGGCAGATCCTGCTGCGGCGTTTCGATATACGGAAGCCAAACTAAGTAATGTCGGCGATTTATTATTAAATCAAACCGACAAAGAAATTGTTCCTTGGACCCCGACTTATGATAATAGTGGTGTTGAGCCAGTATCTTTAGGCGGTTTATTTCCTAATATCTTATGTAATTATACTAATGGCATTGCTGCCGGTGTCAGTTCTATGATACCGTCACACAATGCTACTGAAGTATATACAGCTTTAATTAAAACTATCGATCGAATTACTAAAGGTAAGGATATCGATGTCGATTTTCTTTTAAAATATATTAAAGGTCCAGATTTTCCGACTGGCGGTATTATAATTAACGACAGTGACATTTCTTCAGCTTATAAAAACGGTAAAGGTAAATTTATTATACGTGGTGAATATACTATTAAAAATAAAAAAGAACTTGTTTTCCATAGTATCCCGTATACTACTAATTTATCAGTTATCGTTAAAAATCTTAAAAAACTTCGTGAACAAAAGTTGTGCGGAGAATTTAAAGATGTATCGGCTAAAGGTAATGTTGAATTAATCATTAAGCCGGCACGAGGTCAATCTGTCGATAATCTTATCGAGAACGTTTTTAAAAAAACTAAATTAGAAGATAATTTCAATAGTATTTTTACTATGATATATAATAATAAAGTTTATGAACACATGTCTTTAGACTTAATTATTAAGAAATTATTAATTCATTATCATAATATTATTAAAGCTAAATATACAGTAGAAAAAAATAATAACGATAAATTATTATTTAAATATAATACTATTAAAATAGCTGTTCATAATAGTGAAGAGATATTAAATATTATTAAAGACGATTCTGACCCGCGCTCTAAATTAAAAGATAAATTAAAAATTAATGATGAAGCTGTCGATTATATTATGAGCATGAAAATTAATGATTTTACTAAGCTTAGCCAAAAAGACTATGATAGTAAGATCAAAGAATTAAATGACCGTAACACTGAATTAAGTGGTATCCTGAGAGATGCCAATTCAGTGCTTCTTCAAGTAAAAATCGAGCTTCAATCTATTCTTAAAAAATATTTTAAAGACGACAAGCGTCTTACTACAATAGGTTTAAAATGATTAATTTAAAAGAACCTATTTTACAGTTTCAAGGTAATTCTATTAGTAGAATACATAAAGAACCTGAAACTTTTTTAAAGCTCGAAGATAGAATATATTATTTTTATACAGAGAAGAAAAATTATTTAAACTATAATATGTTTACTAATTATCTTATCGTAACTAAAAAAGGATATTATAAAGTTATATCTGGTGAAATGTTAGATATAACGAGAACAAAAAGAATTATCGATCTTGAAGAAAATGACGAAATTGTTGCTATTGAACCATTATATTCTAATTTGTTCTATATTATTACTTCACATAATAATATTCTTTTAGTCGATATAGAATTTAATATTTCACATCTTCGAATTAGCGAACGTTCCGGCGGCAAAAAAGAAATTGTTAAACTTAATGGTAACGAAGAAATTACTATGGTCGTTAATCGTTTTAATAAAGATAACGATATTAATAGTTTAATTGTTGTCGATCAGTTTAATAAAGTTAAAGTTATTGATGATGCTCCTCATAGAAGAGTTCGTAAAATTCCTAAAAAATTTTGCGATACAAAAGTAAAGTTAATAACTGTTATTAATAAAAATAACAATACTATTGTTGGTATCGGGAATAAAATTACTTTATTAAAGTATTCTTATTTCAAAGATTATATTAAAAAATATAACGGAATGTTCAAAGTGCACTCATTGTTCACTAATGCTACTGAATATAAAAATTACGAATTAGTAAAAGGTGTTGCATATTAATGAACAATACTTCTATTGAAGACAATTTAGCTTCGTATGTCGGAATTCTTTCTGGCGTTTTAGAAGGTGATAATACTTCTAAAAATAAACAAATTATTGAATCCTTTATTAATATTATAGATAAATTAAGTAGTGCAGAAAATATCAAAAAAGATGTTGCAATTTTACCTGTACTTGCGTTATCATTAAAATATATGGAAGAGCGTCATCAGAAATATATTAAAATGGTAGGGTCTAAAAATCCTAACTATGATAACGCTATTAATTTATTAACAGCTTTAATTAACAATAACAAGGAGGCATAATTTGGCTAGAAAGAAAGCAGAAGAAGTTGTTGTCGAAACAAAAGGTAACTTAACTGATATCGAACGAAGAAAACGTCTTGATACTATTATGGCCGGCATTATGAAAAAAAATGACGGTATTGTAGTTGGACGTCTTTCAGATCCTGAAATTAAAAAACGATTAAAAATTGAATTTATCCCAACTCCGTCAGTAAACTTTAATGCAGCTACTGGCGGTGGATTGCCAAAAGGTAAAATGTGCATTATTAGTGGAAGTGAAGATTCGGGTAAATAATTGCTCCCTTAATTTAAATTAAGGAAAACTCTGTTATATGCTGGGAAGTCCTTAGAGCTTTTAGTACCAAAGTGTGAAAATCTAAAAGATTGGATAATCAGCAGGCAGCTTTATCGTTTAGATATTGCGCCCCAACGACTATCGAACACAGATTTAAGAAAATGCTCTTAATGAGAAGTTAGTAGAGTACATATTTATATGATATGGAAAAGCAGAGCATACTTGCGGCAAATAGCAAGATGAAGATATAGTCTACTCCCTTAATAAATATCGGGAAACCGAGGGTATAAAGGAAAACTTCGCTAATATTAGAAACTATCGGTAAACTTCACAAAGAAAATCCAGAAGGTAATTTTGCTTTATGGATTGAAAGCGAAGCATCGTTAAGTTTAGATTATATGATCGAAACTTTCGGTATCGATCCTGATAGATTCTATTTTATTCAATTTGACCGAGGACATTCTGCAGAAGACTGTTTAGATAAAGCCGAAGCATTAATTCAAACTGGTGCGATCGATATTTTCTGTATAAATACTTTGAAAGCATTAGTGCCAGAAGATGATATGAATCGCACTATGTCACAGGTTTCTGTAGGTTCCCAGGCTAGACTTAATGCAAAAATATGCAATAAATTCGTATCTTTAATCAATCAATATGGTACGTCGATGATTTTAATTCAACATTTGACTACCAATATCGGTGGTTTTAGTATGTATGGCGACAATTTAGTACTTGCCGGCGGTCGAGCTATTCGTACTGCTAGTATGCTAACTGTCGAAATGCGTAAAGGTAGTATTCTTGATACCGATCCTATCGGTAAAGAAGATGGTATTAAGATTAATTGTACTATTAGAAAAAATCACTGTATTCCGACCGAATTCCCTTATCGTAAGTTTAATTACTTTGCTATCTTTGGTGAAGGTATTGAACAAATATTAAGTACTCTTGATGAATTAATAAGTATGGGTATTATTCATAAAGCAGGTGCTTGGTTACAACAAATTGATCCAGAAACTGGAGAAATTGTGGATAAGTGGAATGGACGCGTAGCGTTCCGAGAAGATATGAAGTCTAATCCAGATAAACTTAAAAAGTTTATTAATATGACTCAAGGTAAATTCGAAGAACTTTCTGAAGAAGAAGTTCTTAAAATTAAAGAACAAGATGCTATATTAGATAAAGAAGAGGAATAATAATGTCCTGTCTTTATGGCGATGAATGGTATACATGTCAAAGCATTACTGGTACTAAATGTACTGAATGTATTAAACATGATTCTGAAATCGCTAAACAAAAGCGCAAACAAATCAAATTTAAAGCCCGTCCAGATAAAAGGATGGGCTCTAAGTTTGAAATGAAAAACCATAATGCCAATGAAGCTCTTATTCACGATGTCACTAATCGAATGACTCCTAATAGTGGAGCCGGTAAGATTAAAGGCGATTGAATATATAATATACAGTCTGTATATTTAGTAATAAGTATATACTGAATAATAATATTCAGGCATTCATTAAATTGCTGGAAAATCCTAAAGCTTGAATAACTACAGCGTAAATTCTTTATAAGAATTAAGCGCGAATGTTACGAAAGTAGAAAAAATATTCAAGATGGTATATGGTTAAATCCTAAGTACTATTATAATGGACAATCAGCAGCCAAGCCTGTAAAGGAAGGTTCAACGACTATCCAGGCAGGGAGTACATTGTAAGCGATTGACAATGGAAAAAATGAAGATCCTTATAATAAGGATTAAGATATAGTCTGTGCTTATATGAAAATATAAGGTGCGCGTAATGGCGCTGGTTAGAAGTAGCGATTCTAATTGAACGATCATTCTCTTTTTTTTTAAAAAACTACGGTTCTATATATTGAAATTAACCTCCTAATATCATATAATAATTATATATATTATTATACGAAAGGAGGCTTATCTTGAACAAAAGTTTTAAAGTTAGAATTTATCCTAACAAAGAACAACAAATCTTGATTGATAAAACATTTGGCTGTGCAAGATTTATATATAATTTTATGCTAAATTTAAAAGAAAAATTATATAAAAATTTTAATATTAATTTAAATTATAATAATATGTCTAAAATTCTTACTGAATTAAAAAGGCATAAATTATGGCTTAAGGAAGCAGATAAGTGTTCTTTACAAAATTCAATTAAAGATTTAGATAATTCTTATCAAAAATTTTTTAATGGAAGCGGATTTCCTAAATTTAAATCTAAACGAGATAAAAATTTTTATCGTACCAATGATAAATTAAAAATTGATATTAATAATAAAAAAATCAGAATTCCTAAGGTTGGATGGATTAATTTTAGAGATAAATATAAATTTAATAATTTAATTAAAATTAATAATATTACGATCTCTAAAAATTCTAGTGAAAAATATTTTGCTAGTATTTCAGCTGAAGTCAACATCGAAACTTTTGCGAAAACCAAGAAAAGTTGCGGTATCGATCTGGGATTAAAAGATTTTTGTATCTTGAATGACGGAATTAAATTTAATAATCCTAAATTTTTAGTTAACAATAAAAAACGACTTAGATTATTGCAAAAATCTTTGAATCGTAAAGTATATGGTTCTAAAAATTATGAAAAAACTAGAATTAAGCTAGCTAAATTTCATGAACATATTGCTAATTGTCGTAAAGATTATTTGCATAAAATATCAATATTTTTAGTAAAAAATTATGATGTTATTTGTACTGAAACTTTACGAATTAAAAATATGACTAAAAATCGTAAATTAGCTAAAGCTATTGGCGATGCTAGTTGGTCTGAATTTTGTAGACAATTGGAATATAAATGTTTGTGGTATGATAAAAAATTTGTAAAAATTAATACATATTTTGCATCATCTCAAATATGTTCTAATTGTGGATATAAAAATATTAATATCAAAGATTTAAGTGTTCGTGAATGGATTTGTCCAGAGTGCGGCGAGTATCATGATCGAGATATCAATGCAGCTAAAAATATTCTTAATGAAGGATTAAAATTAATATAATTTCAATATATAGAACCGTAGGATATACGGGGATAGCCTATTATCTTAGTGTAAGACATATTATAAATTTTTATTTATTATATGCAACTATTGGATAGGAATCTAAATGACTTTAGTCATAAGAGAATGTCAGCAAGAAATAAAAGGCATTATTAGCGTAAGCGAAGAGCTTAAAACAAAAGTTGCCGAAGAAACACGAGGCAAAAAAACATTTACCATTCATAAGGAATGGTTAGACAAATTAGAAAGAGAATCTCAAGATAAAGAATTTTATTATCTTAAATTCTGCTTTCATGAAAATGACGACGATGTATATATCGTTGTCGACCAAGAAATTATTATGTCGATGATCAAAACTATGATCGAAGACAGACGAAAGGCTAATTCAGCCGATCATTTAATTAAAATAGCTACGTTAGAAAAAGAGAAAACGTTAGCGGAGAATAATTTGCTGAGAGCTAAAATTGCTCTATTGGAGGAAAAATTAAATGAGCCTAATGGATCAATTTAGGACTAAATACGGCAATAAATTGTGGGAAGAATTTTTAGAAGATTATTCTAAGTATCCATTGCCTGATTATGTCACAAAAGAATTAGTATTGCCTATTAATTTTAATGTTCATAAGGAACTTACTGATGTACTTATCATTAAGGATCCTCTTGATATTGATATTTCGGCAATGGACACTAAAAATAAAGAAAATCTATATATTAATTTTGCTAAGCTATTAAAAGATAATGGCTTGGATTTACATAATACTACGTGGATAAATTGTATCCCGTATATGCCTTTTGTTAAAGTTGGCGATGAAATTCAAAATCGCCCACCTAACATAAAAGAACAAATTATTGCTAAGCAATATCTTAATAAACTTATTAATATAATGAATCCTAAAGTTATTATATTATTAGGTAATGTTTCTTTCCGTATGTTCAGAACTGATTCTAACATTCTCGAAGAACATGGCAAACAATTTAATATTTTAAATCATACATTCTTCCCACTATATTCTCTTAAATATATTGTTAATCTTTCTGGAAATAAAAAGGAAGATGCTAAAAAAGAATTAGTGGCTGATGTAAATACATTAGTTGAGTATTTAAAAAAAGAAGGAATTATTAATAATGGCTAACGAAATTAACGAAGGTATTGATATCTTTGCTGGCATCGACGAATTAGATGTAGAAAATGAAGTAGCTTCTATCGTAGAAGAAACTCCTAAGACAGATTTATTCGAAAAACCGGAATTAAAAACGGAAATTCAAGAAGAATCACAAGCTGAAGAAAAACAAGAAGTTGTTAAAGAAGAACCCCAAGAAGAAACGGTTCCTAAATCTAAAGTTAAAGGTTCTGCTTTTAATAGTATCGTAGATTTTGTCATTAATCCTATTCAAGATGACGAATGGAATAAATTTAAAGAAGAAATGACTGTAAAAGTTGATGGTATTGTAATTAAAGATAATATTCCACCAAATGTAGTTTTACTTATTGCTTCTGATTTAGATTCCACATATAATATGATCTACGAAAAATATATGGAGATCAAAACTGCGCTCGATAACTTTACTAATAAAGAAGACGGTATTCTTTCTGTTATTAAAGCAACTCATAGTAAGGGCTCTAATGAAACAGAACGTAAAGCTAACGGTGTCGCAGCTGCTCAAAAATATAAAATCGGCAAGACAATAGTTAATTTATTTGAATTAATTGCCGAAACAAGAAATCGTTATAATTTCTTACAAGGTCTTATCGATCAAATTAAATTTAAAAAAGATTTATTAATTATTGCAAGTTCTGCAATTAAAGTTCTTAATAAGTAGACAAAAACCTCTATATTTGCTATAATATATATGAAATATTTTAGTAATTATGGAGGTATTTTTAATGGCAACGTTAAAAGAAATTTTTTCATCTGATAATATGACACCAGAACTATATCGTTCTAATAAATATTTAAATCAAGGTGCTAATTATCTTTCAATTAGCGACGTAACTATGGTTTTAAACCAATTATTTGATGGTAATTGGGATTTTGAAATTACAAAATCTTGGCGAGAAGAATATCCAGCATATAATAAAGAAAAATTATATGATCCAGAAACCAAAGTTAAAAGTGTATTACCAAAAGAAGAATTATTAAAAGAAGTCGATACTTATTTCTATGTACAAGGGCGATTAACTGTACGTACATTAGATGAAAATGGTAATACAATTACTATTTTTAAAGACGATATTGGCTCTAACTGTGTTAGAAAAGCTGAAAAAACAGGACGTATGGATTATGCTAGCGGATATAAATCTGCTGTAAGTAGTGCGTTAAAAGGCTGTGCAGATAATCTTGATATTTCTGTTCTTAAAGCTGAAGATGTGAATAAAATTAAAGAATTTGTTGGCACCAAAAAATTAGCAATTTTAAAAGATCGTTTCGGTGTTCAATTTAAAGAACTTGTATCTGAATTTGCTAAAAAACATGGAATCGAAATTAAAGATGCTGTCGGTGGCAAATATATTAATAAATTAGTCATGGAGCTGGAAAAAAATGTTGATAACAGATCCAGATGATAAACTTTATTTTAAGTGTCCTAAATGTGGAGCTCGTGAATTCGAAAAAGTTGATGTTTTCGAATTTAAATGGATTCCAAGAAAAAAAGAATATTTAAAAGTTAAAGTTAAAGAATTAAATCGTTGTTTAAATTGTAAGCACGATGTTGAAAAAAGTCAGGTTAAATAGCCTGGCTTTTTTTGTTGGAGATAATAATGAATTTATTAGAAGAAACATTAGATTTTTTTAGACCTTCCTATAATCCCGAAGAAAATATTTACGGTATTGTTACTTCTATGGGAATTATTTCATGGGAAGATTTTAAAAAAATAGCTAAAAACGATGAATATAATGATTCATACGGTTGTCAAGAAGTTGCAATTGACCTTATGATTTTTCATAAAAATGGTATTCTTGTAAGAAAAGATTTTTGTGATGGAGCTGAAGGTTGGGAAAATATTTATATGAATTTTGATAAAATTAATCTTGGTCCAGCCGATATGTCTAAAATTAAAACATTCGTTGGCGGCTGTTGGAATTCATTAAAAAAAATTAATGAGGATAAAAATGAAAATTAGTTTATACGATTATCGTATTAATATTAGAACAGCTGGACCAAGCCAACAAGATAATTTACGCAGTGAATTATATTTTGCAGGTTGTCAAAAAGGACGCGAAAATCCATGCCCTGGCTGTTTTAATTATGAACTATGGTATCAAGAAACAGGTACTATGGTTACTCCTCAAGATATTATTAACAGACTAGAAGAATTTAATTCTGTTAAAAGCATTACTATTGTGGGTGGTGAACCTACTGACCAAATGGAAGGCCTCATCGATCTCACTTATGAACTTAAAAAACATGGCTATCATATTATTGTAATTACTTGGCATGAGTTATGTGATATCTTAAAAGAAAATAAATATATCGTAAATCAATATAAGAAATTATTTGAAAATATCGATATGCTTGTCGACGGTGAATATAACGAGAGAATGCGTATTTATGATGATAATCATAAAAATGTTTTGAGAAGTTTCATAGGTAGTAGTAATCAATTAATTCATGATTTTTCTGAATATACGTCAGAAAATCATGTGTATCATACATATAAAATTACTGACGACATAAAAGAAATCATGATTAATAAAAACGGGGGTGTCGATTTTGTCAGAAATTAAAATTAGTGATACTTTATTAAACACTAAAATTACATTAGATCAGGATCAATATGTATTTACTTCTAAATATTCTATTGATATTACTCCTGAAAAAGCAGTATTTAAAATTAATACAACTAGTGATAACGAAAAACATACTGAAACAATTAATTTAGATTGGGAAGAATTTATTGAGCCGATGTTAAATCGTGCTATTAAATCTAAAACTGAATTAAAAGATTTAGAAACTTTTAAAACACATGTATTAACTTATATTGCAAACAAATATAATAAATCTTTATTCGATGTATTTAATGAACGTGCATTAGATATTATTAAAAGAGCTAAAGAAAGTGGACAAGAAGATAATCGAGAAATTCGTGTCGATTTAACTGAAGCTGCTAAAAATATTATTAATTATTGCAACTTATTAAATACATATGTCGAAGAAGAAGAATTAAAAGCAACTATTAATGCTGGGAAGGGATACTAATATAATGGATATTTTAAAGTTACATAATTCTGGTCTAAAAAATGGATATCGTCCAATTATTTGGATTAAGACTGCTGAACGTGAACGCGGTATGTCTTATGCATTTAATTGTATTGATAAATCTAATTCTACAGTTTCTGACGAACTCGAAGATATTTTTTCTGAAGTAGAAAAGAAAACTGTATATATTAATACACCTGACATGTTCTTAGGTTCTATGAAATTGAATCTAAAAACGAATAAGCAATGTTCTTTTGATTACTATAATGATATCAAGCCTGATAAAAAAGTTGATAGTCCAATTAAAATGTTGGATAAAATTAATAGTAACGAAAATAAAAATGATTATTTCATTCTTGTTGAACCAATGTTCTTCAAAAATGAAATGTTCTTGCAAATGTTTTTAAAAGAAGTTTCTTTTAAAAATACTGGCGCTCCTATTTATGTCGTAAGTTCTCAATCTCCTAATGATGAATTAGCTCATTTATGTTATAACGTAACATTAGATGGTCTTACATTAGCTGAAATTAAATCTTATTTAAGTAAATTTGATTGTGATAGCGAAGATAAATGTGCTGAAGCTCTTATGGGTTTAACATATATTCAAATGCGTCAAACTATTGAATATGTTCGTTCTGGTAAAGAAATTAAATCTTCTGATATTTATAAATTTAAATCTGAAAATTATGATACTAGTATGCTCGAAGTATCTCATCCAGAATTAAAATTAGAAGATCTTGGTGGTTATTCTGTATTCAAAAAATATGTAAGTGATTTACCTAAATTCTATACAGATAAAGCCCGTCAAATGAAAATTAAAGCACCTAAAGGCTTTATTGCATTTGGTGTACCTGGTTGTTCTAAGACTGTTTCCGCTAGTCTTATTGCAAGTCATTTAAATGTACCATTGGTTAATATTAACTTATCTAAAATTATGCAAGGTCTAGTAGGTGCGTCTGAACGCAATATGGAACTTGCATTAAATCAAGTTAAAGAATTAAAACAATGTGTGCTTTTATTGGACGAGGCGGAAAAACTCTTTGGAGGTTATCAGTCTTCTGCCCAAACCGATGCTGGGACACTTTCTCGCGTTATGGGACGTTTATTGACATTCTTACATGAAAATGAAAATACATTTACTGTATTTACTTCAAACGATATTACTAAATTGCCTCCAGAGCTCTTACGTGCTGGGCGCATAGATACTCAATGGTACTTTAATGTTCCAAATAAAACTGAAGCTAAAGAAATTTTAGACATTTATTTGAATAAATATTCCATTGAATTATCTGAAGCTAACGATACTTATTTACAAGATCGTATCGATAAATTTACTGGTGCTGAAATTGAACAAGCTGTTATCAATTTACAACGTACTATGTTTATTAACGATACTGAAGAAGTGGATAAGGATATCATTGATGAAGCTTTAGTAACTATCGTTCCTGTTACTCGTAGTTCTACTGATTCTATTCGTATGTTGGAAGAACATGCTAAACGCTTTGCTGTTTATGCCAGCCCAAAAGAAGATGAGGTTGTCGAAACATTAAAAAAGCCTAAAATTAAAGCTACTTCTAAAAAAGAAAAAGAAGCTTTAAACGTTTTTAAATAAGAAAGGATTTGTTGTTAATGGCAATCATTACATTCGATCCTAATGCCTTTGACAAGAAAGATCCTGATCTTGATAAAATCAAAGCATTAGCTGTTAAATTAAATGAAAAAGCCGACGAAAAGCTTAAAGAAGAAACATATACGTTAATTAACGATATTAATATTCTTATGCAAGATTTGGCTTCTTTTTTAGTTTTAACAGACGATGTTTTTCCTATAACTAATTATGTCGCTGATTTACTTACAACTGTAACGACTATCACAGTTGACAGTCCTGACAATCCGGCTTATAATGATAGTAAATCAGTAGAAATTCGTAATAAAGCTAAATCTGGCTTTATTAAACGTCATTATCCTGAAAAGTATAAACTAATTAAGGATAATTTATAATTTTTAGGTAATATTATAGTGTATGAATGTATGCTATATTATTATAAAATATACGTATATTTTTAATAAGGAGGACAAAATAATGTCTCAATACGTAAAACAAACAGTTTCCATGGATTCTTTCGATCGCGATGATTTCCGCAATGCTTTAACAGATGAACGTTTCGAACACGATTTTACTATCGATTTCGATAATAAACGTATCACTGAACGTGGCATGGTAGTTATCCCTGATAACCAACGCGATGTAGATGCAGTCGTAACTTTTAAAAATTCTCACTCTGGTGTAGGTATTGTGTTTAACGAAGAAGGCGGTTTGGAAGTTCGTGGTGACTTCTATTCTTCTGGTACTCGTTTAGAAGAATTTTCTAAACAAATTGCTATGATTTACAATGCTTATAAAGTAGCTAAAGCAGCTCAAATGAATAACTATATGGTTAACATCTTGAGCCAATCTCGTCAAGAAATTAAACTTGAATGCCTAGGCTAATTTAAAATGTAGCCCCCAGCAATGGGGGCTTTTTCTTTTTTACAAAATATTATATAATAATTTGTAGTTGTATACGTATATTTTCTCAAAGAGGTATTTTAAAATGAAAAAAATTACAGTTACATTAAATGCTGAAGGTAAAGTTGAATACGAAACTGAAGGTTTTGTAGGTCATGCTTGTCAATCTGAAATTCAAAAAATTATGCTAGCTGGTAACACAGATGAAGAAACTAAAAAACCAGAATACTATGATAGTGTTCCTGATTTTGTTAACAACCTTGGTTAACTAAAAATATATAGCCGGTAATTAATTTTGCCGGCTTTATTTATATAAATATGGGATTAGATCAATCTATTTTTGTTATACAAAAAGACTTATTAAAAAATCCTCCAAAAGCATTAGAATATGATATGTTTAAACAATATTTAAGATATGATAAAGAAGATGGTTATTATTATGACCTAGATGAATTTGCTTATTGGGGGAGATGGCATGGATTAAATCTTTTTATTTTAAAATATTTTTCAAATAGAGAAGATTATCCTAAAGAATATATTGATAGCGGTTGTTGTATTTTTATTGACGAAACAGCTATCGATACTATCATTAAAATGTTTAATGAAGGCAAATTAAATTCTGAATATGATTCATATTCTCATAATAATGAATATAATAAACAAATATTAAATGGAATAAAAGAATTAATTAAAGAAGATTATTATATTTATTATTATGCGTCCTGGTAATTTTTTTTAGGCATATAAGCCTATATTTATAGAAAGTAGGTATATGTATGTCTAAATGGTTAGAAGGATTAAATGAACAACAATTGAAAGTAGCTAAAAAAATTAATGGCTGCTTTATTGTTAATTCAGTTGCTGGTTCTGGTAAGACCGCAACTATTACTGCTCGAACAGCATATATGATTGAAAAAGGTATTAATCCTGAATCAATCTTAATGTTTACTTTTACACGTAAAGCAGCATTAGAAATGAAAAGTCGATTAGTACAAAAAATTGGTGAACAAGCCAAAAAAGTTATGATTTGTACTTATCATTCTTTTAGTTCTATGCTTTTACGTCGATTCTCTTATTTAATTGGTTATGATCGCAATTTTACTATTTGCGATAAAGATGACGCTAATAAGATTATTAGGGATTTATGCCCTAATAATGCTAAACTTGCTGATATTGCTCGTGAACAAATTTCTAAGTGGAAATCTCAAGGTATTACTTATGAAGATGCTGCTAATAATAAAACAATTCAGAATGAGTTTATAACTGTATATAAAATTTATGTACAATATCAACGTAAATTAGAAAAAAATAATAGTATGGATTTTGACGATCTTACTTTATTAGGTGCACGTATTCTTAATCAATATTCTGAAGTGCAAGAATATGTGTGGAATAAATATAAATACGTTATAGCAGACGAATTTCAAGATTCCTCTATAGGAAATTGGAATTATATTCAAGATATTATTAAAGGTAATAATAACTTTTGTGCTGTTATGGATAATAACCAAAGTATTTATGGTTTTCGTGGTGCTGATGTTGATTTTATCTGCAAAGAAATTGTTCGCCTTAGTTATGAACAATATGCATTAGAACGTAATTATCGTTCTACGACTACAGTAGTAGATGCTAGTAATGCTGTAGTAAATAATAATCCACAAATTATTAAAAAAAATTGTTTTAGTAAACAAGAAAAAGGTAATAAAATTTATATCCGCCAACTACAAAATAATATGCGTGAAGCAGATTTTGTAGTTCGTAGTGTATTAACTATGAAAAAAAATGGATTAAATTTTAAAGATATGTGTATTCTTGCTAGGACTAAAAAACAATTTAATGTTATTGAAAAAGCGTTCATAAAGAATGGTATTCCTTATAATTTAATTAGTGGTACTCCATTTTGTAATCGTATTGAAATTAAAGATATTTTATGCGCATTAAGATTATTATTAAATAATCGTGATGAAGAAGCTTTAGAGCGTATTATTAATATTCCTAAGGCTGGTATTGGCGAAGCTACATTTAATAAACTTATGCTCGATTGCGACAAAGAAGACGTGATCGAAAAAATGGAATTTAATCTTAAATTAATCAAAGGTAAAGCTTCTAAAGGTATAAAATCTTTTATTAAAAAATTTAAAGAATTAAAAGCTTTTGCCGAAGAAAATGTTTTGCCGTCTATTATTATTAATAAATATGTAGAACTATTCGATTATATTAATTATCTAAGAGGTACATATGACAACGGCGTTGATCGTTATTGCCATGTATCAGAATTTTCTCGTATTGCAAACGAGTTCGATACAATCGAAGAATTATTAGAATCTACTTTAGGATTCGATGAAGAAGAAGTCGAGACTGAAGAACTCAATAAAGACGGTGTTCAAATGATGACAATCCATGCTTCTAAAGGATTAGAATTTGAAGCCGTTATTATTGTTGGTGGAAATGAAAGTTTATTTCCTCACATTCGTTCTTTAAGTCGTGTTCAAGATATCGAAGAAGAAAGAAGATTGTGGTATGTGGCAATGACTAGAGCTAAAAAAGCTCTTATGATTTGCTATTACAACGATCTATTTATTAATGGTACAGCTAAACGTTTACAACCAAGTCGGTTTGTAAATGAAATTCCTGAAGAATATAAACAAACTGTATTATTAGAAAATATTAAACAAAAACCAAAATCTATTACTAGTGTTAATATGAATGAAGTATTCTAGGTAATATATAAAGCAGTATGTAATTTATCACAACATTCTGCGAAAGGAATACTTTATGAAAATTATTTTAGAAAAGCTATGGTCTCTTATTTTAGAATATAAGAAATCAGTAGTGTTCTGTGTCGCAGTTATCGGATTATTTTTAATCGGTTTCTATGCAATGAAAACGATCGATGGAGTTAAAGAAGACTACTACGATCGTAAATATAATATTAATAGTACAAGTCTTGCAGATAGAGACAAGATGACTGAAGCACAAAGACTAAAATTTGAGAACGATAGACGAGATCTTTTAAATAAGAGAGGTACTCCTATTGTTCAAGAAGTTGTAAAAACTCAATATATTCAAGGACAAACGCCAAAAACAGTATTTTCTGAAGTTCAACATGTTGCCCGTGGTGGAGATTCTAAATTAATTAGTCAATCTACTCAAGATAAAATTCGTGAAAAATCTGATGAAACTAAAATTATCGAAGAAGAAAAATCTGTCGATGTATATAAGATTAATCATGAAAAAGTGAATAAATTTAAAGTGGGCGCTACTTATTTAGATAATAAAGCTTATTTAAATATTGGTTATCAACATAAACGTAGCGAAATTATTATTCACACTGATGGATTATCTCCAAAAATTAATGGTGCAACATATATGTGGACTGTATATCAAAAATGACACATTGTGTAAATCATCCTGGCATTGTTCTTAATGAATATATTAGACAAACTGGTTATTCTATTAATGAATTTTCAAAATTATTAGATATACCGACAATTAAACTAAGAAGAATTTGTGAAGGATTAGAAGATATTGATTCTTCTATCATTAGTAAACTAAGTATTATTACTCCTTTTACATACCGAGATTGGTATGATATATGCTTAGAATATAAAATTTTTAAGTGTACTCAGATTATTGTCGGTAAATTACCTAAACGTATCCAAAAACCTGTTAATAAGTTATTAGGATATTAATAAAATTTATAAGCGATCCCTTTATGGGGTCGCTTTTTTATTTATATATGTTTTATTATCATAAAAATGTTCGTAAAAAATATATTGCTATTATAGAAGAAATAGTTAAAAAATATAATTTCGATTTCGATGTTTTGATTATAAATACTAGATCTAAGATTATATATGGTGAAACAATTTTTTACAAAACAGGAAATGTAATTATTAAAATTAATTTTTCTTTAGGTGATATAGAAGACACTTTAATACATGAATTAGCTCATTGCATTACAAGAGAATATAAACATAATTTAAAGTGGAGAAAAACTTATAGAAAATTAAGGGAGAATCAAAATGGCTAGAGCAGATTATGGTTCTTGGTCTAAATTTAATAATAAAATTGTTACTGAAAAAGAACAATTAGAAATTATAAAAAAAGTTAAAAAAGCTGATAATATAAATTATTATGCAGATGCTGTTTTATCTTTATGTGACGGTAAATATATTTTATCTTATTTTAAAGGTTATTATTTTACCTTTCATATTTTTAATGGAGAATCTTATAATTATATTAGTGAAGATTCTATTATTAAAGTACATACTGCCGATATGAATGATTATAAATATCAAAATAAAGGCATTAAAGATCCTTTTGTTTATGAAAACGAAGATATTATATTAAAAATTTATTATTTAAGTTCATTTGAAAAACCAGCTAAATATTTTATGCATCATTTATGTAAATATGAATTTATTGATAAACATACTAATGATAACTGGATAAGTGTTGGTGGTTATGGTTATGGTGAAGGATTTACTACTTGGGAAGGTGAACATGACGAAGAAGGGTTAAAAATTCACAAGGAAGCATATGAAGAATTATTTAATGCTGGCAAAATTAATCCTGAAGATGATGAATATGATGATCATTGGTTAGCTCAACTTCAATATGATGATATTCCAGTATGGCATGCTAAAGAATTTAGATTAAATTATCGATGGCCTAAAGAATTTGGTCGTTGTAATCATAGAACTCGTAATCGCATGAAAGCTTTTAAATTATCTAGTTATATGCGATATAGAAAATATCGTTATGAATTTACAAGAAAAATTTATTAAAAGGAGAAAAAAATAATGGAAGAATTATTTAACGTAGAAGTGCGTGATACTAAAGATCCTACAATTAAAGATGTTCATTTTTATTTTATGATAAAAAATAAAGATGAAGAACAATGGTCTTTTGCTGATATTAATTTAGATGATGCAAAGAAAACAGATAATCAAACCTTATTAGAATGCAATTATATTCTTATTAATGGTTTAAAAAAACAATTTGATTATGTTAAAGGAGCTACAAAAGAAGAATATGAAGCTTCTAATAATTCTAAATTATATAATCATCAAAGTTTTGCATTAAAAAATGAGGATTAATAAAATGAAAAAGCAAATTTTGTCTTATTTAATTTTAGGCTCTATGTTATCTTTTAGTAATATTGTTTCTGCTGCTACTGTTAATGAAGCATTTCATTACACCGACCAAAAAGTTGACGGAGTAGTACATTATGTTGACCAAAAAGCAGATAATTTAATACATTATACAGACCAAAAGGTGGATAATGTAGTGCACTACACAAATCAGAAAGCAGATGGGGTGGTACAATATGTTAATCAAAAAGCTGATGGTTTGGTGCATTATACAGATCAAAAAGCTGATGAAGTAGTACATTATGTCAACCAAAAAGCAGATGGCTTAGTAAATTATACTAATCAGAAAACTGATGAGCTCCATCAAGATGTTAAACGTAATGAAAAGAGAATCGCTGATAATTTTGATTTAATTCAAAATAATATTGATNACGGTTACCAGTGACCATAGTTTAGCAGTAGGTTTCAGAAATACGGTATCCGGTTCATATTCAACTGCTGTAGGACAGTCTTCTACCGCATCTGGTGAGACTTCACTAGCTATCGGACGAAGTGCACAGGCAACTGCTAATAATACCAATGCTATTGGTCGGAGTGCACGAGCAGAAGGTGAAAATGCTACTGCAATAGGCCATGGATCAGTTTCTTCAGGGCGTAATTCAAATGCCTTTGGTTCATCCGCTAAAGCATCTGCTGAAGCTTCTACAGCGGTTGGCAATAGTACAAAGGCTAGTGGTATTTCAAGTACCGCTACTGGCTTTAATGCTGAGGCATCTGGTAATTTCTCTTCAGCATATGGTAATGATGCTAGAGCAAAGGGAAATCGTTCAGTAGCCGTTGGATATAATGCAAAAGCTGAAGAGAGTGCAACTGCTGTAGGTAATAATGCTAATGCTGGTGCTGCAAATGCTGTTGCAGTAGGTTCAGGTAATACGATTACTGCACGTAGTGGAGTTGGAATTGGTAGCAGTAATTCTGTTTCTGGCATTGATTCTGGCGCTTTTGGGGTTAGAAATAACGTAGCGCAAGCAAATACATATGTACTGGGCAGTAATGTGACGTCAACACAAGGAAATAGTGTTCTCTTAGGCAATGCATCTACCGATAGAGCTGCCACAACAGAAACACAAGCTAATATAAATGGTATCAACTATTCCGGCTTTGCTGGGGTAGGGTCAGCTCGTAACGGCGTTACGAGTGTTGGTGCATCTGGTAAAGAACGTCAGGTGATTAATGTAGCATCTGGGAAAGTATCTTCTGATAGCACGGATGCTATAAATGGTAGTCAATTATATGCAGTAGCAAATACAGTGGGCGGAATTCTTAATAATCACAATACATTAATTCAAAATAATATTAATGAAATCGATAAAAATAAAGAAAAAATTGCCGACAATGAACGAAAATTAAAAGATCATACAGATGTCTTACAAAAACATGAAGATATTTTAAATGGACATAGTCAAGAATTAGAAAAACATAATAAATTAATTGTAAATCATGATAATCAAATTACTCGTTTAACTAAAGAAAATCTTCGTCAAGATGCTGATTTACTTCGTCATGAAGATCAAATTCAAAATCATGACATTCAATTAAAAAATCAAACTGAACGTATGAATAATCAAGAAAAACGTATTGACAATCAAGATAAGCGTTTAGATTATTTAGATAATCGTGTTGATAATCATGATGCTCGAATTGAAAATCATAGTGAGCGTATCGAAAGTCATGAACGTCGTATTGAATATAATAAGACTTTAGCCACAGAAGCATTAAAAGAAGCTAAAAAACATACTAGCATTTCTGCAGGTAATAATGTAACTGTAACTACAAGCACAAATGCTGCTGGTGGTACTGATTACAAAGTATCTGTAGATAAAGTTAAATTTGGTAATGTTTCTTTGGACAATAAAGGTCTAAATAATGGTGGCAATAAAATCACTAATGTAGCCGATGGTGAAGTATCCGCTACATCTAAAGATGCCGTTAACGGTAGCCAATTGTATCAAGCTACTAGCGGTATTAGTAATGGTGTGAACCTATTAAATAGTAAAATAGGAAAAGTTGGTGCCGGTGCAGCTGCATTAGCGGCCATTCATCCGTTGGATTTTGATCCAGATGATAAGTGGAATTTTGCGGCTGGTTACGGTAACTATGCCGGTGAAAATGCGATGGCATTAGGTGCTTTCTACAGACCAAATGAAGACACTATGTTCAGCGTAGCTGGATCCATGGGTAACGGTGAAAACATGGTCAATGCCGGCGTTTCATTGAAATTAGGTCAAAAAAATGGTGTATCTACTTCTAGAGTAGCTTTGGCTAAAGAGGTTCAAGACTTAAAGGCCATTGTAAAAGCCCAAAATGTAGAGATTCAACAAATGAAGGTATCCATGGGAATGGCACCTCAGTATGACAAGAAAGATGTGAACTTCCCTGATGTACCGGCTAATCATTGGGCTTATGAATATGTGAAAGACTTGGCTGATAAAGGTCTTGTTGAAGGTTATCCTGATGGCGAATTTAAAGGCGATCGTGCGATGACTCGTTATGAGTATGCTGCAATCATTTATCGTGCTTTACAATTGGGTGCTCCAATTGATGGCAAAATGGGGCGTGCGNTGCCGTTAACGGTAGCCAATTGTATACTACCAATGAAAAAGTTACTGAAAATACTAATACTATTGTTAATCTTGGTAATGAACTTAATAGTGTTAGAAATCGTATGTCCAATTTGGATCAACGAGTGAATAAAGTTGGGGCTGCTACTGCTGCTTTAGCTGCATTGCATCCACAAGATTTTAACCCTAATGATAAATGGACTGCTACCGTAGGTTTTGGCAATTATAAAGATACAAATTCTATAGCTATTGGTGCATTTTATCGCCCTAATGAAAATACTTTATTGTCTATCGGCACAACTATGGGCTCTGAAAAGATGTTTAATGCTGGCGTATCTTTTAAATTTGGGCATCACGATAAAATGAATGCCGACACAAAAGTTGCAGTAGCTAAAGAAGTTCAAGATCTTGCTCGTAAATATGAAGATTTATCTCAAAAATATGATAATCTTATCAAATTATTAAATAAAAAAGAAGCTTCTGAATTTAAATCTGATTTATCTGGCGTCGAAGAAAATCAACAATATAAAATTACACGTGTCGATAATTCTGACACTGAAAAAGGTCGTATTGAACGTATTAAAGCTACAAGAAAATAATGATTAAATATAAAGAAAAATCTAAAAAACTATTATATTTAAGTCATCCATTTACAACTGGCGATATGAAAAAGAACATTAAACATGCTACTAAATGTTTATATGAATTAACTAATCGATATAAAAAAGATTATGTTATTATTAGCCCGATTCATGCATATGGCACTTTAGATGGTCAATTAAATTATGAAGACGGTCTTAATTTATGTATCGATCTTTTAAGTAAATGTGATGCTATTGTAATGGCTGGAAATTATTTTACTTCTCGAGGTTGTAAAGAAGAACTAGAATATGCTCTTCGAAATAAACTCGAAGTATTTAATTATACAGATATGGTAAAAACAAAGTGAATAAGCTTGTGTTATTAAGAGGTTGTCCTGGTGCCGGAAAAAGTACTTCTGTAACAGAAAATAACCTCGATATTTATACTTTGTCTAGCGATAAAATTCGTTTAATGTTGCGTGAGCCAGAAGTTAATTCTTCTGGCTTAATGCAAATTAGCCAACAAGACAACAAACTAGTATTTGAATTGCTTGATCAAATATTAGAACATAGAATGAGTACTGGATCATTAACAATAGTCGATCAAACTCATTGTTCTTCTATTGAATGGCATATTAAACAAATGAACCGCTATGTTGAATTAGCTGAAAAATATAATTATATTATATACTATTATGAACCTAAACGTTTACATATTGAAGAATATCTTAAACGAAATCGAGAAAGACCTAAGTTATATCAAGTTCCTGATGATGTAATTAAAAATATGTATAATAATTGGGTAAGTATCAGTATGCCAAAATTATTTAAAAAATTGGATAATTTAAATGAGTTATTATAATGACAGTATTTTTGAATCTATAAAAGATAAAATCGAAGATGCTGAATATATTATTACAGAAGCAAAAGATGATCTTTTAAATATTGAATCTAATGCAGATAATATTATAGATTTAATTAAAATGTTAAATATAGATATAGCTCAAGATATTGCTTCTTTTGAAAGCAAGAAAAATGAAATTATTTATGTAATAGATGAAATGAGATCTGATGTAAAAACTCTTGTTAAAGAATTGGAAGATATTCATAAATGACAATTGATGAACGAAATTTAACTTATGACATTAGTCAATATATTAAAGAAGAGCAAAATATGTTGAATAATCGTTTTTATAAAAAACGACATGCTATTGAAAATGCTCAAAGTTATATTGCTGGTATGAAACGCATTCTAAGATTATGTAATAATTCAGAATGTGTATTAAAAAATATTGAATTATTAGATCATATGGATAATAGATTTAATGAAGCGCTCAATTTCGTTGAATAAAAAATATAAATCTAATAAATTTTATAGAAAAGATCCCTCTATTAAAGTCGAAAATATTAAATTTAATATCTTCGATTATGAACTTTCTTTTTTTAATTTGCAATTAAAGAAACGAAAGTGATATAATATAGTTACTATTAAAGGGGGTGATTATAAATATATATTGACCAAAACAATGAATTCAAAATTCCGACAAATTTATCGAAAGATGACCTATCTAAATTGTTATATGGATTATCTAAGACAGCTAAATTTTCTAATGGCAAATGGAAGATAGAAAACCTGCATAAATTATTATTATATTGTTCTAATTTTGAAATTGCCGATATTGGTAAATGCAAATTTGAATTATATAATTATCAGAAAACTGCCGTTAAAGAATTACTCGATATTGATGAAGGAAGTTTGATTGTAGCTAGTTGCGGTGCTGGTAAAACTTTAATTGCTATCGACTTATATTTAGAATTATTAAGTCGATTTAAAATAAAAGGACCTGGTTTAATTGTAGTTAAATCAAGCCTTAAAGTTCAATGGTATCACGAAGTTTTAAAATTTAGTGATCTTACTCCGTCTATTATAGAAACTACTGCAAAAGCAAAGAAAAAATTCAATAGTCAATTTACTGGCGACTTATTAATCTGTAACTACGAGACTCTTAATGATGATCTTGTACGTGAACGATTATTAAATATGAATATCGATTATGTATTTGCCGATGAGGTACAATACGTTAAAAATTACGCCGCTAAACGAAGTAAGAGTCTATATAAATTTAATAAAATTAAGTATACTTTCGGTGCAACAGCTACTCCAATTCAGAAGAATCCAAGAGATATCTTCGGTATTTACAGGTTTATTAAAAAAGATATTTTTACTAATATTAACATATTTGATAAACGTTACGTTAAAAAAAATAGCTTAGGGTTCATAATCGGAAGTCGAAATGAACGTGAACTAACTGATAAAATTCGTAATAATCTTATTATTCGAACTAAAGATGAAGTTAGTAGTCATTTACCTAAGCTAATCGTAACTCAAAAATATTGTAATCTTGGTCCTAAAATTCAAAAAATTAGTGATCAGCTTCTCGAAGAAATTAAAGAATTAAAATCAATGCAGGAAGCAATGATGGATCGTTTTAATACAATCGAAGAAGCTTGTTTAAATAAAGAATTTACTGACCTTGATAATCAAATATTAATGAAACAAGCATTCGCTCAAGAAATAACAATAACCGATGAACTTTTATCTTATAGTGACAGTGTTGCCGCTAAACAATATGTCACTGGAGAAAAAAGTGAAAAAATCGAATTATTCTTAGATCTTGTCGAAAGTATTATTAGTGAAGGCGATAAAGTTTGTGTATTCTCTAAATTTAGATCGTTGCAAGATATATTGATCGCTCATCTTCAAAAACGATTTAAAAATATAGAGGTTGCACAAGTACATGGTGGATTAAATTCAGAACAACGTTATAAACAAGTTCAAGAATTTTCGAATAATTCTAAATGCAATATACTTCTTGCTTCGAGCGCGGCCAATGAGGGCCTTAATCTTAGTACAGCTAAGTATATGATAGAAATGGAACCTGCCGACAGTTATCTTGTGCAAACACAACGACATGGCCGTATTGAACGTGCTAGTAGTATTCATGATACTGCTTTTGTATATCAATTAATAGCTAATAATAGTTACGATGAAATAGCATTAAAAATTGTTAATAAAAAAGAAAAATATCATAATGAGATAATTAAAAAATGACAGATTCTTTTAAAATATTTCTGGCTTTAATTATTTCTATATCTTTATTCTTATTCTTTATATTTTCATTGAATGATTTTATTGAATCTAGTAATATTAAAATTATTAAAAATAGTGTTCAAATAAATCAAAATATTGAAATTTATAAAGATAGAATTGAAATTACTAAAATAATTTATAAACAATGATTATAATTCATTATATATTCAGTATATTTACTGGATTAGTAATAGCTTCAGCAATAGACTGCATTATAAGAGAGTCTTGGAATGAATTAGAACTAGATTCTAATGTATTTATCTTCTGGTCAGCTTTTATAACTGTAGGACTATTGTTCTGCTGTTATTTAACAAGAGGTTCATAAATGGAAAGACATGAAACTAGATTATTAGCTGAACGCGAAGATCTTGCCGGCAAAATTAATCGTTTGGCTCGCTATCTTGACGACAATAAAAATGCAGAGCATTTTGAAATTATGTCTGAACAATTAACGTATATGACTGATTATCTTAATTGTTTAGATAAGCGCATTAAAGCGCTCAATTTAAAAACTACAGATGTAGGTGAATATTAATGTTAAATTTATTCCCAGAAGAAGAAACTAAATCTAGTTATATTCAAAGTTTAGAAGAATCTCTAGGTGAAGAATTTAACAATCTTTCAATTGTTACGACTGTTGACGAAGCTAATTATGTTGTTGGTAAAATTAAAAAATTACAAGAACAAAAAACTGAAGTCGAAGATGTAGCTAAAAGAGCACTTAGTCAATATAAAGACAAAGTCGAGATGTTCTTAGCTAAAGAACAAAATAGTTTAGATTATCAAATTGAAAGATTACAAGATATTCTACAACCATACATCATTGATCAATTAGAAAATAGTTCTAAAAAAAGTATTCGTTTTATTGAAGGTAGTGCTGGTTTTAGAAAGCAACCTAATCTTATCGAACATGACGATGAAAAACTTGAGCAAGAAGTTAAAGATATCAATAATAATAAATATTTTAAAACAACTGTTAAATTTAGTTGGTCAGAACTAAAAAAAGATCTTAAATTTAAAGACGGAAAGGTTTATTTAGGCGACCAAGTATTAGAAGGCGTCTCTTATGAAGAACAATCCGATCAATTTTACGTAAAATAATTTAATGGCATATTCACAAGATTTATTAGATCAAATCGAATCAAAGTTAGATCTTGTTGAATTAGCAAGTAGCTATACCAAACTTGTACGAGAGGGTAACGTTTGGTCTGGAAAATGTCCACATCCAGATCATAACGATAAAACTGCCAGTTTTAAAATTTTTAAAAAAGGTAACGATTATACCTGGACATGCTTTGGTTGTCATAACGGAAAGAAAAATCCTGAAAAAGGATTATATGGAAGTAATGCATTAGCTTTTATTTGGTGGATACTAAATAGTAATGGCAAAAAGGCATCTTTTAGAGATGCTGTTGCTAAAGCTGCGCAAATAGTTGGCGTCGAATTAGATTCATATGAAAAAAACGAAATTAATTATAACAATGAATTGAATAATAAATATCGTAATAATTTAAAATCTAATTTAGAAGCTCAAAAATATTTACTTAACCGAGGTCTTGAAAAAGACGACGTTCTTAAATGGGAGCTTGGCTATGATACAAGTGGAAGAATTACTATTCCCTTATATGATATGTATGGAAAATTAGTTTCGTTTAACAAACGAGCACTAACTGACGATACATATAGTAAATATTTTATCGACAATCATAATAAATATTTTAATCGAAGTAAATATTTGTTTGGTATGAATTACGTTAATTATCAAAATGATTATATATATATCACTGAAGGTTGTTTCGACGTAATTCTTGCTAGTAAATATGGATTAGAAAATTGTGTTTGCGCTTTAGGAACTGACTTTACTGAAGATCATGCTAAATTAATTTTACAATCTCAACTAAAACCAGTCGCCTTACTAGATGGAGATTCTGGTGGAGAAAAAGGCGTTAATATTCTTGTTGAACAACTTAGTAAATATGAATTATATCCTGACGTAGTTTTTCTCCCGAATAAAAAAGATTTAGCCGATATATCTATCGAAAAAAAACTAGCATTATCTTCCTATATTCAATCCGAGAGGGCTCCATACTGGTACCATAAAGTAAAGCCTTGTGTCGAATTATTAATGCGTCAAAAAACGCAAATAATTAATAATTTTAAAGACGATATTTATGATGCCTTAAGAAGCACTCAAGATGACAAAGCTGCTAATGCTATGCTAAAACAATATTTAGCAAAAGAATTAGGACTTTGATGGAAAAGAAAAAACGCAAACCATATCGAAAAACATGTAAACAATGTGGCGAAAAATATGATCGTCAATACATTATGAAATGTTCGAAGTGTGGTAAAGTAATTTGTGACCAATGTGCAGTTATTGATGCCGAGACAAGAAAAATAGTTTGTCCTGACTGTTGGTAATTGACAATATTTGGATATATTAATATAATATTAGTAGAGACATATCCTTATTATTTGTTTTGCGGTTAAGGTTCATCCTTAGCCGCAGATCATTGGTGAATAACATGAAGAATAAAACTAAAAAATTATATATAGAAATTACAGAAAATGGTCATACTATTATTAAAACTGAAAATATTAATTCAGATATAGAAGTAGTCGACTTGGTAAGTAAATTGCAATATCATGCATTTCATTATTTGCCATCACTTAAAAATGTTAGATAACTATTAGATATAAGCATATAATTATTTATATATTTATATGTGATATTAGCGGTCCTTTATGGGCCGCTTTTTTGTTATGAAAGGTGCGTCATATGGACAAGATCTCTAATTATATTATTAAAACTTGTTTTAATCGTTTATATGAACTTGAACTATCTGACGTATATGTCGATAGACTTATAAAAGAATTAAATGTCTTAATTAAAGAAGATCGCAGTGAATATTTATATATTGTTCACGATTATTGTAAATTCTGTAAAGAAAATAATATTTATTTAGGTTATGGTCGCGGTAGTAGTGTCGGCAGTCTTGTCGTTTATTTATTAGGCATAACTAAAATCGATCCGATTAAATACGATTTAAGCTTTGAGCGTTTTGCTTCTGGTCATGATGCAGATATCGATATCGATATTGACCCAGATAAGAGACATATTCTTATGAACTATCTTAATACAAAATATAAAGATCATATTTGGTATATATATGATAGTGCTTCTAATTGTATTAATCGTATTAATACTAATAGCATATGTATTGATTTACATAATGATTATAATAAGTTCATAAAGAATATTAATGGTATTAATGCTATCAGTAGAAAAAATGTTCCACATAAAAATAAATATGATATTTTAAGTAGCCGCGCAGTAAGTAAATATTTTAATATTATTAATGAAACAAAATGTACTATTGATTTCAATGATTCTAATGTTTGGAATACCATGAATCATGTTAATGGATTATTTAATATTGGAACAGAATATAGTGCTAATTTTATTAATGCATTTTATCCTAAATCGATTATGGAAATTGTTGAAGCTTCTTCTCTTATTAGAAGTAGTAAAGAAAAACAAAATGAATATTTACTAAGAAGAAGTGGTAAACGATCCGTAGAAAAAATAAATCCAATTTATGATTTTATTACTAAAGATACATATGGTATGATTATCTTTCAAGAACAATTTTTAAAATTAATGAGTAATTATGTTTCACCTGAAAAAGCATATAAACTAATGAAAGATAAAGATCATAAATATATAAATACTATATATAAAATTATAAAAGAAACTGGATTTAAAAAACTTAAAAATATTTATTATGATGCAACAAAATATTCATACAACAAATCTCATGCCGTTGCTTATGCATATTTAACTTATATCGGCGCATATTTAAGATATTATTATCCAGATTATTATAATAAAAATTATGAATCGGAAAATTTATTTAAAAATCAAATGGAATATATTTATTTAACTATTAATAGTGAATATGAAACTAAAATAGAAAATAATAAAATTATTCTTGGATTTGATAAAATTCTTACAGAAAAAGAATATATATTATTAAAACAAATGAATAATAAAAATTTCTTTAAACTATTAAATAAAATACAAACTAAAAAAGTAATAAAACTAATTAAATTAAATATTTTTGAATCTATAATTAATTTAAATAATGTTGATTTATTTAATTATTATATGGAATTAAAAAATAGTAAAACACGAATTAGTTCTATAAACGTGGATAAGGAGCAGGAATTAATTGCTATTTAATGATTTATTAAATGAATATAATAAAATATTTGCTATTAATTTTAATGAATTAAAAATAAATACATCTTCTATAAATATCAGGGAATTGAATTCAGAAATATATGCTAAAATTGTTTTTGCATATTATATTATTGAATATCTTGGATATGATATCGATATTTTTAAAAAACAAAGAATATTTGTAGAATATGCATCTGCTGATTTTAAAATTAATGAAGAAATGTTAAATGAATTCATAAATTTAATGCAGCCCTATAAAAATAATTTTGAATTTAAAAGTAAATTAAATTATCTTTATCAGAAAATAAGTAATTCTAATGTTGAATATTATATATTCTGGAATACTTTATATTGGAAAATTCTATTATTTTTTAGAAAAATAGATAGCAATATTCCTAATTTAAAGAAATATATTAATTTTAAAGAATTAAATATATTAGAAAATCCATTTGATATTCTTCAAAACTATGAACATACAGCTTTTGATATAGGGAACAATGAAGATTTAAAATTATATTATAATATATATTCAAAAAATAATAAAATATTTATATATGATGATGATAGAACTAATAAGCAATATTTATACGATGGAAATATTTTAGAAAATATTGTACAAAGAGATCGCTTTAAAAATTGTAATGTTTATACTGTTCTAAACTTACAGCCAGATCATTATTGTAATTATAAATTTGAAATAATTTATTCTGGCGATTTAATGAAAAAAAGTTCTAATTATATTATTTTATTAAGTAATATTTTTACAATAAATAATGGTCAATGTATTTTATCAGCTGATAATTATAGTTTATATAAATTTAAATATAATGAACTTCCAGCTATAGAAAATAAATTATTGTTTGAAAATAAAAAAGTTGACCATAAAAATGTTATTAATGATAACGATATTATTGTCGATATAAATTTAAATTATAATAAACTTGATTCTTCTAATTTTAAATCTATTTTACCTATTACTAAAAAATATATTCCTTTATATTTATTAAACGATAAACTTAATTGTAGAATTGATAATTCTTATATTAAAGGATCTTATCGTGTAAAAGAAAAATATATTAGAAAAGATAACAATATATTTATTAGAAAAAATATTGTTCATCCTAGAATTAATTATTTAAATAAATCAGGGGAAGGATATTTTTGATGAATATTAATATTTCTTATGTAAAAAAAAATACTGAACAAATTCCTTGTACTTATAGAGATACGAGAGATAATAAAAATTTAATTAATAAAAATTGTTTCTTATATCAAAATGAAGATATTTTTTTATTACTTGAAGTAAAAAATACAACAAAATTTGAATTTGAAAATTTTTGTAAAGCATTTAAAAAAAATGGATTAAATACTGGAAATTATAATAAAACTTCTCTTCATAGTTACAATCATTCATTAAATTTTATTGGTTCAGAACATACAAAAAATGTAGCGAAATTCTTTAATCATAATTATAATAGTAAAATAAGTTATTTTACACATTATAAAGATAAAACCGGATATATAATTTGTTTAAATACTTCTAATAATATTATTCATCTAGATTATTCAGATGAATTAGATTATAAAATTATTAATGACAATTATGAATTAATCTATTCCTGTTTTTATAATTTATTAAAGAAAAACGATTTATTTTTAAATAAAGAATTAATTAACTTATTCTTTCAAGAACAAAATTCTTTATCTGTTTCTAAATTTCCAGAACATAATTTAACTGTAATTAAACTTCCTGGTTATGACGAATATTCTAAATTTTTACGAGATTATATTAGCTCTGTAAAATGTGATTTGTGTATTAAAAATTATCAAGATCAGAATGTCGATATAAATACTTTTATTACAGAAAATATTTCTGAATTTTCTCAAGCATTAAACGATGTAACTGATATTACATTTAACCCAGAAAAGGGATATGATAAAGAAGTTCAAAAATATGTAGATTATTTATCTTATAAACGAGATTTTAATTTATATACTAATCAAAAAAATATTATTAATGGATTAACAAGATATCTTAAGAAAAACAAAACAGGATTCTTAATTTCAGAACCAGGTACTGGCAAAACTGTAATGTCAATTAGCGTAGCTAATTTATATAAACCTGGCAAAAATAAAAATATTTTTGTTTTATGCCCGCCTCATTTAAATGAAAAATGGTTCAAAGATATTAATATTTTATCTCCTGGTTCTAAAATATTTGTATGTAATAGTGTTGAAGATTATATAAATAATATTGAGCCTGAAATATCTAAACATTTATCTAACAATTTTATTTTAATTAATCCTAAAGTAATTAGACATAATTATCATATTTATTATGATGTTCCTTATGACAAAATAAAATTATATAAAAGATTAAAAATAAATAAATATAATTTAGATAAACAATCTGTTTCTACTTATTTTCGTAATTATACTGGACAATTAGTAAATTGTAATGCTACTTTTTATATGTATTATGAAGATAAAATTTATAAAGGAGCATATAAACAAATAAAGTGTCCTGTATTGTATACTAATATTTATTTAGATAATGATAAAAAATTTGAAAAAGAATGGAATATTCCTAGATCTGTTTTATATAATCAAAATATATTTGAATTAGAAAATCTTAAAGAAGAACGTTATGAAGCTAAAAACTTTGTAAGCCTAGATTGGTATATTCAACGTAAAGGTCGACATAATGTCGACTTCTTTATTGTTGATGAAATGCATGAATTTTTAAGTGATAGTATGCAAAGTCAGGGTGCACAAAGGATTGCTAGTTGCGCTAAAAAAGTTTTAGGTTTAACTGGCACTTTATTTAATGGTTATACTGATAATATTTTTTATGTATATCGTAATTTTTTCCCTTCCAAAATTTTTAAACTTGAAGGCAAAAGAACTAATGTTAATAAGGGCATATTTAAAAATAAATATGGTATGATCGAAACTCAATATGTAAAATATTCCGGTACTACTGAAGAAGATTTAAATACTTATAATGAATTAAAAACTTTTGGTAATAATGATTTATATGGCTATGACGAAGAAAATAAGCAAATGAGAGTTGCTTACTTCGATCGTAATAAACATGTACCTGGTATTAATCCTAATATCTTTACTGATTTATTAGGCGATAATTCTATATTTATGAATATGGACGATATTAGTTCAGAATTGCCTAAATTAACAGAAACTATTATTTCTTGCAATCTCGATAATAGAATTTTGGATCAATATAATACATATATTGAAGAAATTAAAGGTCTTAATATTCCGTCTATTGCTAAATATGCTGCTATTAATAGATTAGCAGCATGGGTGGATAATCCTTCGAGAACTAATGATGAATATTTTAATTTAGATTCTTGTGATTATAATTCCAATAATAAACTTGAAGAATTAATTAAAATAGCTAAACATCATGATAATGAATGCATATTAATTTATACATATTTTGATGAAACAAATATGGTAAACGATAAAATTTTAAGACGTCTTGAAGAAGAAGGTATTAAAACAAATATTTTACCTAAGTCTATTAAAGCTGATAAACGTATTCAATGGTTTGAAAAACAAAAAAAAGCAGGTGTGCGTGCTGTAATTTGCAATCCTTCAGCTGTTCAAACAGGTTTAGATTTATTAGATTTTACTACAATTATTTTTTATGAACTTGATTCACGATTCTTTACATTAAGACAGGCTTCTCGAAGAAGTTATCGATTAAATCAGAAAAATAATGTTTCAATTTATTATATGTACTATAAAAATACTGTTCAAGAAAGTCTTATTAATTACATGGCAGAGCGTATTAAAGCCGTTAAAGTATTAGAAGGCGACTTCGATGACGAAGGACTTTCTACTATGGTTAATGGTTATGATGATCCGACTGATAAAATATTTAAAGACATGCTTGATAAAAAAGAATATATTAATGATGATAATGTAATCGAAATTAATAAATATGCTGATAAAGTCGAGAAAGTAATTGATATTGAGCAATATAAATTGCATAGAATTAAATTTGATATAAAACAATTGCGTAAACCTAAAATCGATTACAAACAAATATATATCGACCTTGATGGACGACGTGAAACATATATGATTAATAAGCATAGCGATCCTATTGAAAAAGAAGTTCAATTGTATAATTTGACAAACTAATTTTAGTAATATATAATGTACTTAAAGAAATTAGTATATAGAAGTTAGCCTCTTTCAATAGAGTCTTTTATATACCGGACCAAGGTGGATCCCTTGATTAGTATCTTAATATAAGGTCTGACTAATAAGATGAGAAGTCTGATCCAGCTCATTCATTAGAATGGATCCGGAAGTACAACAGCACTATTTCTGTTAGTACTGACGTCAGCGGTTAAGGTGAACTTAAAGACCGTTGCCTACGTAAGCATATGCTTATATGGTTAAAAGTATGGTTCGGGGGATAGTAAATCTATTCTTAGATTAAGTTCCGATAGAGAGGCTAGGAACAATGGAACATGGTTTAATTGGAAACGATTGAATGTCAGGGTTAGATACTTAACGACTAATACCATGGATTAACGAAGACTCTTAGTAATAAGAGAACGGTTAATATAACTGAAATAGTGAATGAGAGCAGACATATTTTATATATGATCTGTATTTTTTTTATATCTCTCTAAAGCAGATTTATTCTTGTCTTCGTTTATGCGAAGACGGTGGAATCTGCCTAAAAGCAGAACACTAAACAAATAAATTATATTTGACTTAAACACTGCCGACGCACTTTTTACAAAACTTAAATTTTGATTCTAAAACATATATATCATTTCAAAATATTTTTAAGTATGGTTCTTTAAGAATATTTGGTTTATACATTATACTAATTTTTATATTTTGTTTATCATAAAACTGTTCATAAAGTGAAGTATTAGTGCGGCGGCCTGAAAATTAAATATTGTTATAGTCGCAAAATCCTAAACATGACTTAATATAATTTCATCCATTTTTAACACAAGAATCTTTTATATACAATATTTAAATTTAAATCAAATTAGCTTACAGTATTCCATTTAATATTTGGAAATATTTATCTTAAAGTATTACGATGTAGAATAGCTGCTACTTAAATTCTACATCGATACTTTAATAATACTAATCTTAAAATGTTAGTATTACTAAGGTATCGACCGTAATATAAATTATGCAAGCCTTATGAACATTTTAAATATAAAGGATTAATATAATGAGAGATGCTTATCAAATAAGACGAGTCATTTGGCCACAGGACTTAGTAGTAAGTCATCTTAGTGGAGAACGCATTTCATATCCGCAATATTATGTAGAACACATTAATACTGGATGTGTGATGAGTATTAAAGAGTATCAAAAAATTCGGAAGGATCAAGTTGAATCTGAATTTTGCGAGCCGTATCCAGAAGATTCGTATATGAATAATTATTATGATGAAATCGAAGATTATATCGTCAATGATTTTGCCGACAGTTTAGATCATATGAGACGTGAAGATATTGTCGGTAAAGATGCTACGCCTGGTCATCAATGGAAAATTGTTGACGGTGAATTAATACAAGTTGACGATAAATAAATATTAGTATATAATATAATTGTTAAAGTGATTAAATCCTCCATAAAAAAAAATTAATACTTTAACAGCTCTTCTCTTCTTTTCAAATACCTTAAGATTAAGCCATAGTGTAAAAGCTATGGCTTTTTCTTATTTTATATGATATACTTTAATTAAAGTAATATATTTGAGTATTAAATATACGAGGTTTATCATATGAAATTAGAAGATGCTTGTAATTATTTAATTAACTTGCTATTATTTGATAAAGATAGTAAAGAATTTAAAGATGCATGTAAGTATTATAATATTAAAGCCTCTTAATGAGGCTTATTTAATTTATGAGGATATATAATGAATACTATTGAAGATATCATTTCTTATATTAAAGAAATTGATTCGAATATGTCTCCTAAAAAATTACGTTATATTTTATATTTAATGTATGCCGATTATTTAATTATTAATAATCAATTAGGTGATGAATCTTATAAAAAATTATTTAATCATTTATTTAAAGTGGATAAAAATGGTCCAATGCCACTACGTTATGATAGCGAATGTAAATTATATAACGCTAGTGGCGATTCTTCTAAAGTTGATTACGATAATAAAAAGTTTATTATCGATACTATTAATAGCTATCGTGGATATGACGGTCAATTTTTAGAAGACTTAGCTTGTAAAACATTAGACTTTCGAGCTACTCGTATGTATTGTAATGCTATGATTAAAATTATTCCAGATGATTTAATTTTAGTTGACGGTTTATATACCGATCTTATCGATAAACATTTTAGAGGAAATTAATTATGGCTACAGTTCAAGAAAATATTGAAGTTTGCTGGAAACATTTAAAGTCTAAAAATATTAACGATGTTGCTGCTGCTGCTATGCTCGGTAATGTTATGCAAGAATCGACATTTAATATATATGCCGATAATGGTACTAATCATGGTTTATGTCAATGGGATAAAGAATATCGTTGGCCTCGATTCATTAATGAATTTAAAGGACAAGAAGATAGTATTACGTCTCAAATTGATTATGCTTTGTGGGAACTAACTAATATCGATTCGTATAGTACCATGTGGAAACAAATCGGTACGTATACCCAAGCTACTGATGTTGCAGCTGCTACTGAAGAATATGAGGCTTCGTTTGAAGTATCTGGTGGTAGCGCATTAGAAGAACGTAAACGTTATGCAATTGCTATATACGATCATTTTGTGAACAATAAGCCGTTTAATGACGACTTTATGGGTGAAGTACCGGCAGGATCTCGAGCTGCAGGCTCTACGACAGCTATGAGTAAAACAGCTCCGTCAGATAGTGGCGTTAAAGTTTCCAAAGTTGGTAAAAAGAAAACACCTAAAGTATACGATGTTAATAAGGTCCAGAAATTAGCACAAGGTAAAACGTATTGTGCACCTGTATATCCCGATATTGTTTCTGTATATAATCAAATACCTGAATGGGCTTTGCAATCTAATTTAGATAAAAATACAGCTGACGATAAAACTGTTAAAGATGCTAAAGAAGTTAAGCCGGCTTCTGAAAAACAAGAAGAAGTATCACAAAGTATTCCTCGATATGCTTACGAAGCTCAAAATAATGATAAAGGTTGTTTTGATGTCGGATTACCATTAGGTTCTATTGCTGCTTATGGTAGCGATAGTGCTAAATATCAAATTAATCGAGTGCAAAGTATTGCGCAACGACAAATTCAATTTGATCCGACAAAACATGATAATGCTGTTAAATTACCGACACCTGGTATGGTACCTAACAATAAAGATGCTTTTCCTGTCGATTTACGTATTCGTGATCTTGAATTACATATGCCACGCATCGTTAAGGAAAATATTAAGGCTACCGAATTTGAAACAGAAACAGCTAAAGCTTTATTAGAAACAGCATCCGATACGGAAAAACGTATGGTCCAAGTCGAAAATCATTTATCGACTATTAGTCGTTATTTATTTAGACTTGCTAGTATTGTACCGATTAATGATATGTATTACGGTGGCAATACTATGTATGAAAAGTATGCTTCAATTAGACAATTAACTGATGATCGTGTAACTGACGGCATGCAAACTCAAGTCGATCAATATATGACATCGACTAGACTAGAACCAATTATTGGTCAAACATATGAAATATTGAATCAAGTCGGTGCTAATTTATCTGTTCTTCTGGATGACAATCAATTAAGCTATAGTAACATGAAACACTATTGTGATCTTATCGATATTAAACGTTATCAAGAACCGCTACGTTTAGCTAATATTAATGAAGGCGCATCGTTAACTAAATCTAATAATCAATCTGAAAAATTATTGAATGAACAATGGCCAGATGGATTTAAAATGGATTGGAAACTTGTACCAGTTGAAGAACAAGTACCGATTATTAATTGGCGGCAATCTATTATTGATGATGGATCCGCTCTTATGAACTCCTCATCTATGTATGGTAATGGTTATGCAGCAGGATCATCGTTATTTGGTAATACTAATAATATATTTTATCGTACAGCTCAAGAATTAGAAAAGTTAGCACAAGCCACTAATAACGATAAAGATAAGGATAAAACAATCCCGACATTTACTAAATTTTATAACGATGCTAAAAATAATATTCAACGTTATAAAGATCAGGCTAAGAATATTGCTAAGTCTAAAGAAACATATATGCAAATGAAAAAAGAAGTAGAATCTGCTCAGTTACATAAAGATTTTACTGCTGTTGTTATTGCTGCAATTATGTGTATTCTTGATGTCGGTAATTATAAAGATGTATTATCTAAACTTAAGATAGCGACTAAAAAATTAAAAGATGAATCATTAATAGAAAATCCTTTGTTAGTTGCATTAGCATATTTTACAGGTACTGATTCTAATATTGCTGGCGATAAACCGACAAAAGATCCGACAGTAATTAATTCGACAAATCATGAACATGAAAATTTAAAAACGCGCTTAGACTTTGTGTATGGATTAGTGGATAATAGCGGTGGTGATAACGGTAGTGGCCAATCTAAAACATATTTTGGTCTCGATATTAAAAACCAAGCTGAATGGAAATTACAAACATTTGCTTCACCATATACTATTAACCAAACTAAAAAACGTGAATTGCCGGTTACACCAAGCAATGATTTTGCTCGTTTAATAGAATTATGTGTTTGTTTTAAAGAAATTGCTAACGAGTTCTATGCATCTGAATTCGATAATGATAAATGGGGCTTCTTCTTCCCAGCTGAATGTATTAGTCAAATGAAATTAACTGGATTCCCGGGTGAACAACGGTCTAGTCATGTGCATCAAGGCATGGACGTCGTTTATGAACCTAATGATCCAAAACCTCAAATTCTTTCAATTTGCGATGGTACAGTAGTCGATACTGGTTGGGGTTATAATGCTGTTATGGTTAATGCAGCTAACGGTACAAATAAAACAATTGTATATATGCATATGTCTCAAATATTTGTACAACCAGGCAATACTGTACAACGTGGTCAACCTATCGGTATTATTGGCGGTGTTGGTCCTAACGGTCCAGATTCGTATCCAGAACATTTGCATATTGAATCTTGGACAAAACCAAATCGTGAAGGTAATTATGAATCGATCGGTAATTTATATCCAGGCGTATTCCAAGATATGTGCGATGTATATATTAAACAAGGATCTGGAGAATTAAGATATGCAGATTTTAAAAAATAGTTGACATAATAAAATTTATATGTTAATATAATAATGTAGTAATATTAAGAGGCTAATTACTACAGCGCCAGTTCTCCCCCGTGCTGGCGCACTTCCGTGTCATTGGTCTAGTGACGAGTTTTTATTCTCTCCTTTCGCTCTCAGGTGCAATTCCTGACGATGGCTTATTTACTATATAGCCACACAAGAAAACCTCATCTTGAATATGCATTGACCCTTACAATGCATATAACACAAAAATATCATCCTTTCTACACCCTTAGTATAGCAAACTCAGTCTTTCTCTTTATTCTTCTGAGTTTTAAAGATCGTGAAAAATATTATATTTATACATTATTGTTCTTGTGTGGCACTCCCTATTCCCCGGTAGCTCAGTGGTAGAGTGGCTGACTGTTAATCAGCTTGTCGTAGTTTCGAATACTACCCGGGGAGCCAATTTAATTTTATAATCGTGAATTAATATTCACGGTTTTCTTTATTTATATATATGGTGAGATGGCCGAGTTGGTTAAAGGCAGCAGACTGTAAATCTGCCGACATTGTCTACGTAGGTTCGAATCCTACTCTTACCACCAGAGGCTATAGAGCGTTTTACTTACGGGTTACGCTCAATCCTACAGAGGCTTATGGGCTTCTGTATGGATTGCCATTTAGAAAAAAAGATATAAAAAAATAAATAATTAAATTATAAGTGTAATAATTTTATTTTTTTGAAGGTCGTAGGTTCAAGTCCTACCTCCGCAACCATGATTATTCGCCCCTTCATGGGGCTTTTTTTATATGGAGAATTAATTATGGATATCGATTCTTACAAAGAAAGATTCTTAAATCGTTTAGAAAATATGACAGCTGAAGAGCTTAAAGAAGTTTTTGAATCTGTTCTTGGTTCATCAGAAGAAAATAAACCTATTCCTAAAATTGAATATCGTTGTGTATTAATTAAAGAAAAAGAATTTAAAAGTTCTAACGATATTCTTAATGAGTATTTTAAAGACGGATGGAAATTTCATTCTGTATTTAATAATTTAGATTATTATAATAACGATTATTTATATGCTGTTTTATATAAAGAGGTATAGACATGAAAAAAGAAAAATTTAAAGAAAAATTTATTAAAAAACATATGGCCGAACTTTTTAGATTTAGAAGCGAAAGCGGTAGAGTTATTTCGTCTTTCGATTATGAAGAACAATATAATAAACTTAAGAAATTAGTTATTAAATATTTAGATCTCGAAGGAGAAAAATAATGGATCCTATCATTAGTCCTTGGTTAATTTATTTAATTAGTGTTATTAACAGTATTCGTATATTTGCTTTTATACTTGGATTATCATTTAGTATTCCTTTATTAATTTATTTTGTGTCTGATTTCTTTAATTGTATTAATGAAGATATTCTTTTTCCATATCAATTAGATGAATATGAAGAACTTAAAAAAAGAAATTCTAAACAAATAAAGAAATATTTTATTCTTTGTCTTACATTTATTTTTGTAGGGCTTTTAATTCCGTCTAAAGAAACATTAATTACTATGTTAATAGCTAATGTTATTACTCCTGATAATATTAATATGTCAAATGAACTTATTAAACATAATGTTCAAGATTATGTTAATATTATTGTAGATGGGATTAATAAAACTAAATAGGTGAATAAATGTCGACTGCAGCTAAAGTAGCAGAATATATTATTTATGAAGCGCAAAAAAGAAAAAATCCAGTAACAAATACTAAATTACAAAAATTATTATATTTTGTACAAGGTTCATACTTAGCAAAATATAATAAATTAGCTTTTGAAGATAATATTATTGCATGGAAATATGGTCCAGTTATAAAAGATATTTATTATAAATATTCTTTATACGGAGCAGAACCAATTATTGTTGTCGATAAGTTAAATTCAAAAATTTCTATTATGTTATCTGAAATAATTAATATTGTATTGGAAGCTTTTTTAAATACTAGTCAAACTGATTTAATCGAAGAAACAATAAAAAGAGGATCTCCGTGGTCTTATACCGATATTGATGATACAATATCAGTTGAAGATATAAAACAATATTTTTTAGAAAATTATGTAAAAAAAGAGAATTAAATATGCTATTATATAAAACTGGAGATATGCTTGATTCAGATGCTGATTATGTTATTAATACAGTTAATATATTAGGCACGAGTGGAAAAGGATTAGCGCTTCAAATAAAGAAACAATATCCAGAAGCAGTTATTCCTTATGAACAAGCATGTAAAAATAAAGAATTAGATGCTGGTAAAATACTCATATCTAATACACGATTTAATCGTAAGATTATCCACTTTCCGACTAAAAGAAATTGGCGCGACCCTTCTGAATATGAATATATTGAAAAAGGATTAATTGCATTAGTTAATTTTTGTAATACAATTAAAACTGATAATATTATTATTGCAGTACCACAATTAGGTTGCGGACTTGGTGGTCTTGAATGGAAGCGAGTTCTTAATTTAATTCGTAAATATTTAGGTCCGATTCAACATATTACATTTTATATTTACGGTCCAAGATTATGATTAAATATAATAAATTAAATTTTGAAAAACAATATAAAGATTGTACTAATTTTTATATTGATCAAATAACTAAATATGCCACAATTGGTTCTTGTATTATCAAAGGAAAAACTTTACATTACAAATGGAAAGTAGATCATATTGTAGGTAATAAAAAAGAGCTTATTAAATTTAGACATGTTAATATTAAAAAAGCTCTTGAATTAATTAGATTTTATGAGAGAGAGGAGTAGCGATGGAAAATCAATTATTATACAGTTTAATTGTTCTTGCTGTTACAGTATTCTTTATCATTTTCATTGCTAAATATAAACAATGATTGATAAATTAATAGATAAAAATAATAGAAAATTGTGTTTCTATATTTATTTAATATTATTATTAGCAACTGGTGTTCTTGGTCAACTTTCTGATCTTATATACACTGTTTTCGCATTTTTAATACTTCCTCTTATTTTAATTTTTGCTATTGCTATTATTATATTAATGATATGGATATCAGTTAATGCTTATTCATATATTTTTCAAGATGTTTTAAAAATAAATTTTAATAGTAATCAAAAAGAAGAAAAGCCGAAAAAATCTGCTAACGAAGAATTAAAAGAATATGCTGAGAGGTTAATGAAAAATAAAAAATGATTATAATTATTTTAGGCATATTATTTTTTACATTATTTGTTCTATCAGTATACGGCATTTTTAAAAGTGAAAAAGAAATGTTCTTAGAAGAACATAAAGAAAAATAATTATGGATGATATTATAAAATTAATTGTAATTATTTGGATACTTTATTACGTATTCAATTATAATAAGTAAAAAAAATAAGCCCCCTTAATGGGGGCTATCTTAATTTAAAAACTAATTAAATATGTAGCGTAACGTCCTTCATCTTTATTCATCATAAGAAGTTTTTGCCCGGCTTTAGAAAATTTACGAGTATTCGTAGCAAAGCTATCTGTACCGCAAAGTGAAGGATTAATAATCATTTCAACACCTTTTTCATCGAGTTCACGAGAATGATGAAAATGACCCATACAAATATAATCAGGTATTTGTTTTAAAAATAATGCAAGATTATCGATTGCCTTATTAAAGCTATCACGATGACCATGTACACCAATTATTTTTTGTCCGCATACTTCAGTAAAAATAATTTCATCGTTTAATGTGTTTTCATTAAAGTGAATACGATCATTTTCTTTTAATCGTTCTTGTAAGAACCATGGAATAATGTCATTAAAAGATTCGGCATTCATAGCTTCTTCCTTAGAAGGAGTTACTCGATCATGATTACCACGACAGAAATAAAGTTCAATGTTAAATTCTTCACTAAGTTTAGTGAATAAATTCCCAAGTGATTCACTTACTCCAATAGTCTGTTGAATAATATTTTCTTGAGATTCAATTCGTGTTTGTACATGAATCCAACCATTAATCATATCACCTAAAGTTAAAATATGAATAGTTTTAATTTTATTTAATAGGCAATATTCTCGAGTTTTATTTAATAATTTTTCGACACGTTGGTGAAAAATTTCATCGTTAAACTTATTGAAGAAATTATCGCTTACTTGACCTTTATGCCAATCACTTAAAAGTAATACAGCTTCAGATTCACCATTTTGTAAATCTTTTATTTCATACTGTAAAGGTTCAAGTTCTTTAATAGAATTAGTGATTAATTCTTTTAGAAGAAATTGCTCGCTAATATCTTTTAATTTTCTATTAATAGCCGATCTATTTTTGCTATTTACATTTTTAGTGTGCGCATTTAATAATAAATTAACTGTCGTATCGTTTAAACTTTGTTCTGTCATTGCAGGAGCTAATGATTTTCTGAAGTCATTAAAATAGCTGCCGACAGTTGATTGATCAATTTCTATATCATAAAATTCTTTAGCTAAATCAATGATTCGATTATATGTAATACGTTTATTATCTTTTTTTGCTAAAAACATTTTATACAGCCAAGAAACAAAATCTTGTTCTTCTTCTGGTCTGTACTTTGATTGTAAAGTAGGACTCTTAACTTTTTCCATTGTATACCTCTTTAATAATAAATATATTAAGAATTCTCATTGATTTTATTATATACTATATTAAGGCATATAGCAACTAGCTTTATGGTTTGTTAAGAAAATGTCAAGAGTATATATATACCTAAAAAATATTTGTCTGCATCATATAAATTTGCTATAATGGAATTAAAGAATTTCAATGATCAAATACTATATATTGTATATTCTTTGTGTAATATATTCTTAGTTCTACAAGAACTTGAATACGCAGACATTGAATGATCACCAATGCTGCTTTTTTTTAATCCCTAATTCTAGATAAGAGGTTAAATAAATGGAAAAAGTTTTATTTGGCGGCAATAATTATATTATTATGCCGCAAGCTAAAAGATTACTAGGTACATTACCTTGTGATTGTGATGAAATTATTCTTGATTCTGAAGGTAATTCACACTACGTACAATTTCATTATGAAGGAAAACAGACTTTAAAAAGATATACATTAAAGCATCAATATGCTGATAATGAAAAAGTAATTACTGTTTCTCCTAACGTATATTGGTATGCTGACCTAGGACGTCTTAAGCAAGATATTAAAGTTAAAGATGTAGTTAGATTTTCTCCTTCTGATAAGGGATGGATTGTTACTAAAATTGAGGACGCTCCCAATGAGGACTCTTATTCACTCTCTTTTAATACTAATGAATTATCTCTTATTATAGAAGGAACTGAATTAGTAATTAAAAAGGATTAATAATGTTAGTTATTAAACGTGATGGTCGTAAAGTAAATTTCGATAAAAATAAAATTATTGTAGCTATAGAAAAAGCACAACATTCATTATTAAAAGATAATAAAAAAATTGCAGAATCTATTGCTAATGAAATTGCTAATGAAGCAATTATGATGCAAGAACTCGATATTAAACGAATCGAAAAAATGGTATTCGATTTGTTAGTTAAACATAAACAAAAAGATGTAGCTCGGGCTTACGAAGGTTATCGAGCAGTACGAGAATATCGTAGAGAACATAATACTTCTGATAAAGATATTTTAGGTCTATTAGATGGTTCTAATATTGAAACCATAATGGAAAATTCTAATAAAAATGCTAAATTAAATTCTACATTAAGAGATTTAATTGCTGGCGAAGTAAATAAAGATTTAGCTAAAAGAAAAATTTTACCGCCAGAAATTGTTGATGCTCATAATAATGGCATCTATCATTACCATAAAGAGATTGTGGCTTAGTACAGTAATGTATTATGAAAAACTTTGTGAACTGCTAAGCAGGTGTTGCAATAATCACTATCATATGATATAGTATAGGAAATGATACTTTAATATTGCAGCTAACCGGGGACGACAGAATCCGGTGCCAAGCTTTGGAGGTTACAATGATATTTAAAAAATTTTATAATTATGATATTTATGAAGATGGAAAAATATTTTCTCATTATTCAAATAAATTTTTAAGTCCAGATATTGTTAATGGAGGTTATCTTCAAGTAACATTATCTATTGATAAAAAACCAAAGCGATTTAAAGTTCATAGACTTGTAGCTATGTTATTTTTAGAAGAAAATATATATAATAAGCCAACTGTAAATCATATCGATGGCGTGAAAAATAATAATCATTATTCTAATTTAGAGTGGGCTACAATAAAAGAAAATAATCAGCATGCAATAGATACTGGATTAAGAAATGTATCAGAATCTAATAAAAGAAGATGGCTTGATGATGATTTTAGAGAAAGAGTTTCTTCTAAAATATCAAAAACTCAGATGGAAAATGGTACAAATAGAGGATCAAATAATCCTAGATATAAATATATTATTTTATATGATAATAAAATAATACAAAGATCTGAGTTATCTAAACTTATTAATATGGCTCAAAGTACAACAGATGTTATAATTAAAAAAGCAGCTAATGGAAAATATCATAAAAAATTAATAGAATTAAATATTATTATAACTAAAAAAGAAGGTCAATCGACTATCGAAAGTACTTCAAATGAAGGTAAATGAGTAGAGTAGAATAATTTTGAAATAAATTATTCGAAGCGCAAAGCATCCTTAAATAGGGATGATGATATAGTCAGTGTAATAAATGGATCTCGATTATGCAGTACAACCAAATTTTAACTGTTGCGTATTTGATTTAAAAAATATGTTAGATAATGGAACAGTTATTAATGGAAATATGGTAGAATCACCTAAATCTTTCCAAGTTGCTTGTACTGTAACAACTCAGATTATACAGTCCGTCAGTAGCGGACAATATGGAGGGCAAAGTGTTTCTGGAATAGACGAAATTCTTGCTCCCTATCTTAAAAAATCTTATGATAAATATTTAGAATTTTTTAAAGATGAAAAAAATAAAGAATATTTAGCAGAAAAAATGATGCTTAAAGAATTAAAAGATGGAATTCAAACAATTCAATATCAAATTTTAACATTAGCAGGTTCCAATGGTCAGTCACCATTTGTCACTTTAGGATTATATTTTAATCCTAATGGAGAATTTTCTAAATATGCAGCTTTAATTTGCAAAGAAATATTAGAACAAAGATATGCTGGTGTTAAAAATTCTGATGGAATTCCACAAACACCAGTATTTCCTAAATTAATTTATATGTTAGATGAACATAATGCTAAACCAGGTTCTAAATATTATTATTTAACAAAATTAGCAGCAAAATGTACAGCAAAAAGAATGTATCCTGATTTTATTTCTGCAAAAATAATGAGAAAACAATTTGATGGAGAATTATTCTTTCCAATGGGCTGTAGGAGTTTCCTATCTAATTGGATTGATCCAGATACTGGAAAATATAAATGGGCCGGAAGATTTAATTGTGGTGTTGTATCTTTAAATTTACCGCAAATAGCAATTTTAGCCAATAAAAATATTGATAAATTTTGGTCTTTATTAGATGAAAGATTAGAAATGTGTCATAAAGCTTTGAAATTTAGGCATGATTTATTATTAGGAACTATTAGTGATGTGTCACCAATCCATTGGCAACACGGTGCTATTGCACGTTTAAAACCAGGAGAAGTTGTTGATAAGTATTTAAAAAATGGTTATTCTACCTTGTCTTTAGGTTTTGTTGGCGTATATGAAGCAGTATTATCTTTAACTGGTGAAACTCATACTAAACATCAAGATTTAGCATTAGAAATTGTTAGACGAATGAAGCAAAAAACAATTGATTGGAATAAAGAAGAAAATCTTGGTTATGGTTTATATGGCAGTCCTGCAGAATCACTAATTTCTAGATTTGCTAAAATTGATAAAGAAAAATTTGGCGACATCAAAGGTATTACAGATAAAGGTTATTATACTAATAGCTATCATGTTTTTGTTGGTGAACAAATTGATGCATTTAAAAAATTAGATTTTGAAGCACCATTTCATGAATATGCTTCTGGTGGTTGTTTAAGTTATATTGAAATGCCTAATATGCAACATAATTTAGATGCAGTAGAAACATTAATCCAATATATTTATGATCATGTTAGATATGCTGAATTTAATACTAAGTCTGATTATTGTAAAAATTGTGGGTTTGAAGGCGAAATTATTTTTGATAAAAATCATAAATGGACTTGTCCTAAATGTGGTAATCAAGACCAGTCCAAAATGACTGTAACAAGACGCTCATGTGGGTTAAAATAAAGGCTCACGTTAAATCATCTATATGCGGGAACTCCCTTAGAGAATTGACTACTAAGTTATTATAGTGATATAATAATGGCTGAAGTAATTATTCAGGTATAGTAAAAAGGTTAATTATTGGGTAATCCGCAGGGAAGATTCTTTTTATTTAAAAGAATAACCCTCAACGACTACCATGGTGAAAATATTATTATGATTAAAGAAATTGAAAACTTTACAGGTTATTATATAGAAGATAATGGTATTGTGTGGTGCAACCTTGGAAAAGGATGCAGAAATAAGAATAAAAGAAAAGATTTTTATTCTTTAAAAAGCAGAAAATTGCCAAACGGATACTTAAGAGTATATATGAGAAGAGACTCTGATAATAAAAGAGTTAATATGTATATTCATAGATTAGTTGCAATAGCTTTTATTCCAAATCCAGAAAATAAAAAATTTGTAAATCATATAGATACAAATAGAGAAAATAATTGTGTTGATAATTTAGAATGGTGTACATCAAAAGAAAATAATCAACATTCTATTAATCTTGGTCATTTATGTAGAAATGAATCTAATGGAAGATTTTATTCTGGATTAGATAATAATATTTAATGTATAGTCTACTCCGCTAATAAATATCGGGAAACCGACGGTATAAAGGATTTGGGAAGTAACTTCTGGAATGAAGGTCGTACTAAAGAAATTCAATCCAGAGTTCTTCATATTTAAAAATTTTATTATGAGAGTTACGATTAATTTCGTAGCTCTTATTTTTTATTTAAGGTAATTATATTGGGCAAAAATTTTATAGAATTAATTCTTAAGGATTATAAGACTCTTGAAGAAACTAAAAGACAATTAAAAGAAGATTATACTCTTATGGCTCAACAAATAATTGATTTAGAAAGAAAATTAAGAACTGAAATTAGATATCAACAAGCTGAAATTAATCATTTAAAGTTTATAATTGATGATCTTAAAGTTCAGTTGTATAGTAAAGGAAATAATTAATGGCTAAAATAATTGTACTAGATGGTGGCGATGGTTGTGGTAAAGCAACTCAAGCTAATTTATTAGTGAATAAGCTAGCGCACGATGGTTATAATGCTCATTTATTAAGTTTCCCTAACTATCAATGTGAATCTTCTTCTTTAGTTAAGATGTATTTGAATGGTGACTTTGGTAATCATTCAGATATTAAACCAGAAGTAGCTAGTTTATTTTTTGCGCTCGATCGCTATGCTACATTAATGAAACAATGGCAACATATTTTAGATCAAAATGATTCCATTATTATTTGTGATCGATATACTACTTCTAATGCTTTATATCAAATGATTCGTTTTGAAGGCAAACAACAAGGTCAATTTATTAAATGGCTTCACCAGATGGAATATGATTTATTAGAAATTCCAAAACCAGATTTAGTCGTATTATTAAGTTTGCCTATTAAAGTTCGTGCTAAATTATTAAATGAACGCACTGGTAAAACTGGCGGTAAAGATACCGATATTCACGAATCTGATATTAATTATCTTAATAAAGTAGATAAGGCTTATAATTCTTTAAGTAAATATTATAATTGTATTAAAATTAAATGTAATAAAGGGAATGAGATTTTGGCGCCAGATCAAATTCATTCTCTCATTTATGAACAATTAAAAGAAAGTGGTATATTAAATGGATAATCCTAATAAAGTATATCTATTATATATAGAAGATAAATTAGAATCAGCTTGGTATAACGAAGAAAATATGTTATCGGAATATCAAGATCTTTTAGATAATGGATATACCGAAGAAGAAGTATATTATAAAACATGTTATATTAATGACTTTAATGAATAGGAAATAATATGAATTACGGTCAAATTAGAGAATATGATATTGCTAACGGATTAGGTATTCGTGCTACTTTATTTGTTACAGGATGTAGTCATCATTGTAAAGGATGCTTTAATCAAGAATATTGGTCGCCTACAGCCGGTGAAAAGTTCACAAGAGATGTGGCGACTCAATTAAAAGATTATTTGAAACATCCTCAAGTTGCCGGATTAACTATTCTTGGCGGAGAACCATTTGAAAATGTTGAAGGTCTTTGCGATTTTATTGATTCTATCAAAAATGAAAGCTGGTTTAAGAACAAAGATATTTGGTGTTATTCTGGTTATACTCTTGATCAAATCATTAATGATGAACTGAAAACTCAGTTATTAAAACGTATCGATGTGTTGGTTGACGGTAAATTTGTTGAAGAATTAAAAGATCCGTCTTTAAAATTTAGAGGATCATCTAATCAAAATATTTATAAAATTAAATATGATGGAAAAACAATTAAGGTTGACGAATATTTAGAAATGCTTTAAAATAAGAAGGTGATTTAATATGGGATTAAAATCAGTAATTAAAAAAGTGGTATGGCATATTGATGACATGTATCATGATATTACACTGACCCCTAAAAAAGAATGGGAAATTGCAAGACTCAAACGAGAACTTGAAGCCGAAAGAGCTAAAAATAAATTTCCACGTGTTAATCGCACACAACCATAATGATGGTAATATTTAATATAGTGCGCAGGTGAAAGTGAGTCGTGCCAATAAAATAAGTGGTGGGCCGACTGCGCACTTGTTTATTTATGAACAAAAGGATTATTATGAATAACGCATTAGAAAAAGTTACTAAAAGATTTAAAGATGTAATCATTAGTGAAAAAGATCATTGCACACGTGTTATTGCAACTGAAAATAATCGCCAATTATACATCGATATTTATCAAGATGTTGTTCTTGCCTTTGATGGTATTAATGAACAAATTGAATTAAAAACGGAGGAAGAATTAGATAATTATCTAGCTTCTGTATAAATCATGAAAGATTATCTATTTATTTTATCGTTAGTAATTTCTTTATCGCAATTAATAGAATGGAAATATAATGTATTAGGAATGCTTGATTCCGTATTTTATTCTTTTATAATTACTACGATAATTTATATATTAGTGTATATATATAATAGATATATAAGGTAAAGAAATGCTAACTAATTGGGAAAAAACTTTTCCTGGTCAAATTATTAAATATAATAATAAAAAGTATGTTTTTATTTGTATCGAAGATTCTAATATGATTAAAATTCAAGATGTTAATTCATTAAAAGAATATATTGTAGAATCTAGCGATTGTATTCCTTTGTCGGATCTAGGTGACGAAACAGACTAAGCCTTTTGGCGTCCGTTTTTATCGAGGTGAACTGTCCCCATTCTGGGGACATTCACCTCTTTTCTTTTTTCTTATTTAATGTTACAATATTCATGTGAAGTAATATTTTTACTATTTATTTTAACGAGGTTTCATAAATGAAGAAATACGTGACGTATTCTCCTGACGAAATCTTATTTTTTTGTGAAGATCCTAAAGATAAAATTGTATATTCTATTTTAGATTTAGATAAAACAGAAATAGAACTTGTTGAACAATTTTGCTCTGATTTATCTTATGATCATAGTAAAGCATATGCAATTCTTGCGAAAAATGGAATTATATCTAAAGAGTTTGCAAGTTTAAAATTAGCTGTACTAATTCAAGATCTTCAAAAAGAATTAGATAAATTACTGGAGGATTAGATGAGAAGATTTGAAGTTGTTTCACGTTGTAAAGATATGAATGTAGAACTTCCGAAACGAAAAACAAAAAAATCGGCTGGTTACGACTTTTTTGCTATCGAAGATTTTACATTATATCCAAATAAATTATGCATTATTCCGACAGGTGTTAAGGCATATATGGAAGACGATGAGGTATTATATTTACATATTCGATCTTCTGTAGCATTTAAACGTGGTGTTAGAATGTTAAATTCTATCGGTGTAATCGATGCAGATTTTGTTGATAATCCCAATAACGAAGGCGAAATTTCTTTGGGCTTACTATCCCATAATGACGATATCGTTCATATTCAAAAAGGTGAGCGTATCGCACAAGGCGTTTTTCATAAGTTTTTAATTACTGACGACGACAATGCAGAAGGTCAACGCATCGGCGGTATTGGAAGCACCGACAAATAAATAGTATTTTAAAAGCAGTATAATACTATTTATACTGCTTATTTTTATGTTACGAGGTAAACATGCCAGCAACTAATTTACAAAAAGCATGTAAGCGCGCTATTGAATCTTATCAAGATCTCAATATGTATAAATTAAATATCGTGCTTTACTTTATGAACAAATTACACGAATTCAAATTAAACGAACCATTTTTTGTCGAAGAATTTAAGTTCAATGACGAAATGGGTCCTTTTTTAGATGAAGTGAAAGAGGCTTACGGTCAATATAATTTATATAATATTCCGGAATTCGGAGCTAATAATATTTTTGACGAAGAATATATCGTTACATTAAATGAAAGAAATGAAATTGCTACTGAAGATGATAAAAAGACTCATGAAATTGTAGTCGATTGGAATCAAGACGGAACATATACAGAGATGGATATGTCTTTTGACAAACAAGTTCAAGAAGATATTTTCGAATTTATTAAAGCTTCGATGGAACCATTAGAAACTACCGGTCTTTTATATTTTTATGAAAATTCTAAAGATCCTGAACAAAAAGTCGAGTTATTTTTATCTGATAAATTAGCTGAATATTTAAAAGTAAAAGCAGCTGGGTTCCCTGAACCAGATAAATCAAAACAAATCGAGACTCTCGATCGAGAAGACATTAAAAATGAGATTACTGTCGAAGAGGTAATGGCTAGATTAAATCGAGCTAAAAAACCTTTGTAATATATAAGGTTGAAGGAGGCTCGAAATGGCTGATAAAAAAGAAACAGATTTATCTAAACGAGAATCTGAATTGGTAGAATTGCTCGATAAGTTCGTTCAGCAATATAACTCTTGGGGTTATACTGAAGACGGACAATTATTATATGATAAAGCAATGCATATGCTGGCAACAGATCATGCTATTTATGCACGTATGCCTATTATTTGTAAAGGTGAAAATTGTATTTATAAAAATGATCCTTTACATAAAGCCGGCATCGTTAAAGTTGGTGAACCATGTATTTGTGAAACAACTTTAATTGCATCTAAATTTGCGCAATACCAAGAAGAATTTAAATTAGATGAATCTTCCTATACAGACAAAGTATTAGTTCACGAACTAATTACATTAGACCTTCTTATTTCTAGAGCTATGCAGTATATTAATAACAAAGATTATGAACCTGTAGTCGATGTCATTACTAATATTACTGAAACAGGTCAAGAAATTACTCAACCTATGGTTTCTAAAGGTATTGAATTATATACTAATTTAGTTCAAAAACGAGATAAAGTTTTTGAATTATTGTCTGCTACACGTAAAGATAAGATTAGAAATAACGTTGATTCTCTTGACCATGATACGGCTCTTATTAATAGTTTGGCCGATGATAGTTTCTTCATTTCACAACAAGAAATCGAGGCAGAAAGAGATTCGAGGTTAAAATAGTATGGGTTTCCCTGCTAGCGCTATTATTAGAGGCGCTAAAGGAGCTGGATTAAAAGGCTCTAAAGCAGTAGCTACAAAATTAAATGGTGCTATCGATCATACTTCGACAACGAAGGCATTGTTTGATTTTGCTAATGCTAGAAGCATGAATCAAAGTTCTTTTATGAGAACTATAGATCCGTCTTTTACTGTTAGTCGTGGTATAAAAGCTGCCGAAAATAATTTTGGTCTTGGTAATTCTGCTAGAGCAGCATATTTAGACGATGCATCTTTTGCTCGTTATCAAGAAAAATTTGCTAACGATGCTTTTAGAAGTAGATTTTCTTCTAGCAATACTGAAGAAGCAATGCAAGCTAGTAAAGAACTTGATGATTTCTTTAGTGCAAAAGATACAAATTATGATAAAGCTCGTGCATTATGGCAAGGTGTAGCCGGTGTTTCTACTGCATATCGTGTAGCTACAGGTGGCGGCGTATATCGTGATAAAAACGGCGAATTTAATATTATTGGCGTTCCTGGTATTTAATTATGGGTGCTATGTTTAATACAGGCAAAAAGCTTGTTAATAAAATTAGTACACATCTTAATGCACCAAGCTATATAAAGAATAGTAATGTTATTCACGATATTAAAGATACTGCAGTTAGGGCTGTTAATACAGTGGATAATCAGGTTAAACAAGCTGTATCTAATACGGCTATTACAGCTGAGAAACAATATGGTACTAAATATATGCCTGGTCGCGACACTATGAATTCTATATTCAGTGGTGGCAATGATTATATAAAAGTAAAAGATCCAGATAGTTATCAGTTAGATAAACATTATGGTTTAACTAATTATGGCTGGGGCGTTACTGGTGGATTATTAACATTAGGAGCTGTAAATAATACTGGAGAAGCAATTGGCGATATTAATTCAACAGATCATATTGGTTCAATTGGTACTGTTACTCCAGTTAATCCTATTCAATCTGCTAGCAATAATTTAACGCCGGCAAATGCTTTTGATAATATGGGAGCATCAGGCGACATTAATTTTGCATTAAGACGAAATAATATTAAAGCACCAGGTACATTATAATGGGTTTATTAAATTTAGGTAGCAAAGTTGTTGGTGGATTTAAAACTGCAGCCGGTGAAGGTGCAAGAGCAGCTGGTAAAACAACAGCTGGTAAAATGCTATGGGAAAATAAAACTAATTTAGCATTAAGTTCTGGTTTTAGTTATATGACATATGACGATGCATTAAATGAAGGTAAAACTAAAAGCGAAGCTTTAGGTGAAGCCGCATTTACTTTAGGTACGACAGCATTATTAGGTCCAGTAGCTGGTATCGGAATGGATTTGTTGTATCATGCTGGTCCTACTATGATTAGTATTGCTAATGATTTAGCACAACAAGGAAGACAGCAAGCTCAACAATCATATCGTCCTTTTTCATGGACTAATCCAGTAAATTCTCAACAATATGCTACGATGAGACAAGCAGGAATGGCTCTTGCTCAACAATCACAATATAGTTTACAAACAACTATGATGGGGCAAGAAGGTAAAGCATTCCATAAATAAAATTTATGGCACAAAAAGATTATTCCATTCAGGAACTAATGAGAATGCCTTTAGAAGAATTAGTTAAATTAGATTATACTAAATTATCTAAAGAAGGCAAATTAGTAGTTATAAAAAGAGATCCAGTTATGTGGGCTAAATCTTTTATTCAAATCTATAATATAGATTTAGATAAATACGCTCCATGGGCTCCTCGCTGGTATCAAGCTGAAATGCTTCGAGATAGATCACTTCGTAAAGTATTTCGATGTGGTCGTCGTTGTGTTGCAGATTGGTCTGAATTACAAGATCCATATACTGGCAAAATAAAAACTGTAAAAGAATTATTAAATACAAATCAAAATTTCTCGATATTAGCACTCGATGATAATTATCAGGTCGAAATAGTGGATAACTGTTCAATAATGGAAAATGGTATTAAACCATTATATCGAGTAACAACACAAACTGGTCGTCAAATTGACGCAACAAATAATCATCCATTGTTAACAGCACTTGGCTGGCAAGAAATTAAAGATTTAACTATCGGAGAATACATTGGTATTCCGACGAAATTAAATTATTTTGGTGATAATAGTATAGAAGAAACTGAATTAAAATTACTAGCTCGTAAAATTAATAAAGATAAATCTTCTGAAAAAACGTTACCAAAAGAAATATTTACTTTGAATAAAGAAGCAATGTCTATCTTTGTTTCAGAATTAATTCTTGATGCTTTCGATACGACAGAGAATAAACCTGTCGAGATGTTATATCATTCTTGTTCGCAAAAATTAGTAAAACAATTATCACATCTTTTATTAAGGTTTGGTATTGTTACTAAAATAGAAAAAGAAGATGACAAATATTCTTTAGGTTTTAATTCTAGTAAGCTGTATCGAAAAATTAGAAATAAATCTCGGTCTCGAGCAATGTATTGTATTTATCATTCATATAAATATCAGCAAGTATCCGAAACTTTAAATCAATTATTTTTAGGCGAGATGAAATTAAATCCTCTCGACAAAAAAGATTTTAAAAAAGTCGAATTCGGAAGACTCTCGATCGAAGAATTTTTAAAATCGAGACCATTAAATAAAAATGAAGCAAGAGAATTTGCTAATTTATTTAAATATGAAAGTATTGAAGATATATTATATGGAGATATATATTGGGACAGAATTGTTTCGATAGAATATCTTGGTGAATATCCTACGTATCATATTAATGTACCAGGATATCATAATTTTATATCGGACGATATTATTTCACATAATACAGGTAAAACGGAAACAATGGTAGTTGAGGCGTTGTTTAATGTATTTACTCGCCGCAACTTTATCCACATGTTCGTTACGCCTTATCAATCACAAGTTCGAATGATATTCGACAATATCCGTCAGAAGATTGATAGCTCTGCCTTAATTAAACGAGAAGTAACTAGATCTACTACTAACCCATTTTTATTAGAATTTTCTAATGGATCTAAGATAGTAGGCTTTACTACTGGTGCCGGTTCAGGTATGAGTGCTGCGTCAATCCGCGGATGGCGTGCAGACTGGATATCAATGGACGAACTTGATTACATGGGCGATGGTGATTTTGACACCGTATACGCTCTATGTATGGAACGTGATACCATTGGATTAACATGTTCATCAACTCCAACTGGTAGACGATCTAAGTTCTACGAGATTTGTACGAACAAAACTCTAAAATTCTCCGAGCACTATCATCCCACACAGCACAATCCTTTATGGTCTGATGTTATGGAAGAAGAATTTCGTAATACTTATGATAATAATGCTTATGTTCATGAAGTATTAGCAGAGTTTGGTGTTGAAGAAGCTGGCGTATTTGATAAAATTAAACTTGAAGAAGCCACTAAAATTGATAATTATACATATTTTGACCGAGAAAAATGGAGACCAGTTTCTCCAAATCTCGATGAATTCAACGTAAAGAAAATACACGAATTACAACCTGGTAAGAAAATATACACTCCTAATGTATTTAGATGCGTGGGCGTCGATTGGGATTCGAACTTCCGGGTCATTGGAGTTGATTGGAAAGCTATTTGACAAATTTCTCCAATATAAAAAGAGTCCTCTCATTAAGTAATTAATGAGTAATAAACCGGTTGAATTGCTGGAAGGCTTAACTGCTAATCAGCAGCGAAATCTTATTTTTTTAAATAAGAGACGTTCAACGACTATCCCTTATGGGAGTACATTACAAGCTATTGGTAATGGAAGCGGCCGGTATCCTATTAATTAGGATAAAGATATAGTCTGATCTATATAGAAATATATAGCAGTTCATAAGAGAACGTATAATGGTGTAGCGCCCATTATAGAACACAATGAAAAGTCAGGCTCCGACATCTATACTTGTATTAGAGTATGATAATGTATTTAATAAATTTAGAGTTATTAATAGAACAGAAATTGAATCTTCAGAATTTACATTTGATAAAGCTGTTAAGAAAATCATAGATATTAATGCTATTTATAATCCGTCTTATATCTATTTAGATAGAGGCGCTGGTAAATTATTTGCCGCATATATTGTTTATGGATTACGCAATATATGTTCAATGCGGAATTAAGCGAGAAGCCTAAGTTAGTATAATATGGTAACTCGAACCGAAGGCTTGACTAAGTTAAGTCAGGGACAGAGCATAGCAAGTGAAAAGATATAATCTTGCCAAGAGGCCGCATCATGTATCCATTTATTCACATGAAAAAATATGCCGACCTTATAGGAAACTATAAGAACTAAGAGATAAAAAACTTTTAGGATAACAATGTGGAGTATCAATTAGAAACATTAAAAATCTATGGACAGCAACATCCAGAATCTGGGCTCGATAAAAAAATCGTTGGCTTTATGTTTTCTGAAAAAATTGATGTTCAAGACCCTATTACTGGCGTTCTTGAGAAAAAACATTTAAAACCTTTCATGGTTAATCAATTGTCTATTCTTATTGAACGTGGTAATTTAATATTAAGTCCTTGGGATAATCATATATATAAACAATTAATTGATTATCGTGTCGAAAAAATTTCTGCAGCTGGTGTACCTCAGTATAATAGCGATAATGAACATTTTGTCGATGCATTAGGACTTGCTTATTTGGCTTTTGTTCAACATTTTCCTGAATTAACTAAATTAGTTAAAAAGAAATCTTATGATACAGTTTATAGGGTTCATAAAGGCAATATGTTGCCTACTTTTGAAAAACGTGATTTAGAAAATCCATGGACTGAACAAAAGAAAAAATACGAATCTTCTGATGAAGCATGGGAACAAGTTCCTCTACACGATTCATTCGGAAATCGATCTACTCCGAGAAAACAAGGTTATGCTCGGAATAAATTTACAAGGACATTATTTTAATGGACGAAGAAAAGATTTTATATAGGCCGTTAATTGAGCCCGAACGACATTATGAAAGTGAAGGCTTTTTTGAACATCCTAAATTTAGGGAATATGAAGATCCTATTCCTTATTCACCTTCTGAAGATAAAAAATCTGACATAGATTCTTTATTAGAAGATTTAAAAACTGTATATAATCTTTTACCTTTTTTCCCTATACAAATAAGATCTATTATTGAAACAATGATCGTAACTATTACAACAGATACGATTATTAGAATTGATCCTCCGGATCCTGTTACTCCATTACCTCCAGAAAAAGAGGATCCGGGGAAATTCATTCCTGTTTTTCCTAAAGAAGATAATAATAAAAGTAATACCCCTAAACCAAAGGACGACGATCCTTTTGGTTTTCCAGATGTTCCGGTTATCGATGTCAAACAAGGCAAATCTCAGAACTTAGATAAATTAGTTTACAGTTGGACGAAAGGAAACTTAGTTAGAGTTAAAAAACATTGGATAGAAAGACTTAAGGATTATCTTCAAGATTATCTATCCAAAATGTTTCATGCCGTTCAACTTGCTGGAGCAGAAGATATTACTGTCTTGCTTTTAGCATTCGATGGATTAGCTGTTAAAACGACATCTGGTAAAAAATGTAAGGTAGCACATGATACTATCGTAAGAAATGAATTACTCATGAGAGAAAAAGCTAAAATGATGGCTAAATTATATGGAGCCGATGAGCTTATTCGATTTATGAGAAGTATAGAAGCATGTGCGCAAACTCGACAAGAATATTATAATCATGAATTTTTATCATATTGTCCAACAATGTTAAGTCAATATGAGAATGATTTTTTGCGTTCTTATCGAAATATTTATGATCAAAAATATGTTAATTCTATTTATCAGTATAATAAATTATTATTATCGTCTGCTGAATTAACTAAAGATGTTTTTGATTTAACAGTAGAAAATGCATTAGCTAAAGGCGTTCTTATTAATAATAATATTAATCCATTTGAACAAACTCCAGTCCCGGATCCTGTATTCTATTTAAATAGTTTAACTCCTGAACCTGGTAAGGTTGGTACTAATGGTTTATCTTCTACAGGTAATTATGGAAATGTAAAACCAGGATCATTAACTGATAGAGTTCTTAATGGTAGTGGAGGTACTGGACAAATCGATACAGATTTTACTAAAGCAATTACTTCTGGCTTAATTGGTCAAACAATGGATAATGGGACAGATGGTTGTGTTGAATTCGCAACTAAATTCGGTTCTTATTATTCTAAGTTCTTGGCTAGTGAATTAGCCAACGGAGTTGTCGGTGTGTCTAAATTAATTTCAGATGCTGCTGCAGTCGGATTAAATGTGACTAGCGGAACTCCGTCAAAAGGTGATATAATAGTATACGGGGATTCTCACGTAGTAATTGCCGATGGTGCTGGCGGTTATTACGGCAATTCCTCATCTCAAAATCAAGCAATCCATGGAAGTGATTATACTCAAATGGGAGGCTTATCTTATACAGGTTTTATTCCACTAAATGGGAAATAATAAATGGAGATAAAAAATTTTTTTACTTCCGTTACTGAAGCTGAAACTAAAAGAGTGAATAAAAGCTTAGCTGGTAAGGCTCGTGATACTTTGATCCGAGCCAAATCAGTTGTACTTGGTAAATTTTCTTCTCGAGAAGCAACAAATCCAGGTGCAACTGGTTATGATTTATCTCGAATTAAAAAAGCTATTCTTACCGATTCTTATTTAGCTGTAGCTATTCGGAAGTTTTCTCAGCTTATTACTAAAGCTGGATATCAAATTAAATCCAAAAACGAAGAAGCTTCTAAATATATTGAGGATAGAATTCGTATTATTGAATATCGATCTAAAATTCCTTTTTATATTTTAGTAACTTCTATCGCTAAGGACTTGTATACTTACTCAAATTCGTATATAATTAAAACTAGAGATAATGAAACAGAAAAATATGGCGTTAAAGCCGAAAAAATTTATTCTGGCGGCTCTATCTCTGGATTATTTTTAGCAGATCCTACTCAAGTATCTATTCAACGTGATGATAAAGGAAGCATCGATCATTATTTAATTAATAATGAGGAATATAAACCTGATGATGTTATTCACCTTTATATTGATAAAATGAATAATGCTGATTATGGTACGTCTCGAATCTTTTCTGTATTAGAAGACGTTACTATGCTCAGAAAAGCTGAAGGGTTAGTAATGACGATTTTATATCGTTTCGCTATCCCTATTTTGCATGTTAAAGTAGGTAATGTTGCAGAAGGTCAGTATGCTACACAAAAAGAAATTGATGATGCTCGTGATGCTATGGAAGATTTACCTAATGATGGATTCTTGGTTACTAACGAAAGAACTCAAATTGAATCAATTACTCCTAGTATGCAAGCTAATCAATTAATCACTTTTTTAAATTATTTAGAAGAACGTGTATTTACTGGTCTTAATGCATCTAAATCTTCAATGGGTCGTGGCGGCGGACAAAATTCTGCCGATAACACAGAAGCCTTAATGCATGACGAAGTTCGCGCATTTCAAAATGTTATTTCTTCTTTTTTAGAAAAATATTTATTTACTGAAATGTTATTAGAAGGCGGATTTAATCCACTTACTAATCGTGATGATTGCGTACATCTTGCATTTAATGAAGTTAGTATCGATACTAAAATTAAAATTGAAGCTCATACAATTCAAAAATATCAAGGTAATCTTATTAGCTTACCAGAAGCTCGTCGAGATCTTGGTTTTGATAACGATGTTGATGAAAAAGAAATGTATGCATTTAAAGTTACTCAAGCTTCTCAACTTGAAGTTATCGATGCGCAAACTAAATCGGCAATTGAAGTTGCTAACAATGCTGCTAAAAATCAAGAAAAACTACAAAAGGAGCAAGTTAAAGTTTCTAAATCTAAAGATGATTTAGATAATAGAAAGTTTAACGGTAAAAAAGCTTCGAATAAGCCTAACGGTTATTTCAGTAATATTGCAAATCCTCAAAATCAAAATACCGATGATTTAAAAACTAAAGAATCGTTAGATTTTACTGAGGCAAATACTGATGACAATATAGATGAGTATAAGAAAAAATTTAAGGATATTGACGCAATATACAATAACTTAAGTAATATACTCACGAACAGTAATGATATTTCTGCTGAAGAAGCCGAAATTATGAACTTCTTAAAGAAGCATATAAACGAAGCTGCTAAAGAAGGTATTATTGCTGCTCAAGCGAACAACAAAACTAATAATAAGATGATTGATCCTGTAACTGAATCAATAGAAGAATATTCTTCAAAAAAAATTCATAAGATAATGTCCGATATTATCGAGACGGTCAAAAATAATAAAGATAAAATATACATTGATAGTCAAATTTCAAAAAATGAATATCGCCTTCGATTCTTATGTGATTACGTAATTCGTAAAACATATTGGTTTAATTATGTTATGCAATGTAAAGCTGACGGAGTTAAAACAATCGAAATTCAATTTGAAAACAGTAAACATCAAAATGGCCGCATGACCCATTTTAATATAGATACTATTACTATCGAAGATATTCCAGCTTATAGTCCGTATTGTAAATGCGGTATAAAACCTATTATGAAAGGATAAAAAATATTTAATGGATTTCCGTGAATATTTAGGTTTTTCTCCAGAGGATATTAAAGAATCCATTATGACAGAAGCTCCGGCAGAGATTGAACCCAAAGGTATTTTGGTCGATATCGAAGCGGTACATACTTTTCCATATGCTACGAGAAATAATACTCGTTACATGGAAGAAGCATTAGCTCAATCTGTTTCAGGGTGGACTTATCCTTATAATATTCCAGTTATTACTTATCATAATGATGAAGACGGTGAAATTGTCGGACGTGTTTTAAAAGCAAGAGTCGGTGATAGTCAAAGACTTTCAGGCACGAAAGCTTTAATTTTAACATGTGACATTCTCGATCCTGATGCGCAAGAAAAAGTAAAGAACGGTTTATTTGATACTGTAAGCATTGGCGTTCGTGGTGATGATGTTCGTTGTTCTATTTGTGGACAAGAACTTAACCAAGGAATGTGCGAACATATTCGTGGTGAGGAATATAATGGTAAGACATGTTATTGGGATTTCTATAAAGTAATGCCAAAAGAATTATCTTACGTTATTGTTCCGTCTGATGCGTATGCTAAGAATATTAAAGTATATGACAATACAGAAGAAGAGAGTGATTGCACTAGTTGCGATCCTCTCAATATTGTTACTTTAAACTCTACAGAAGGAGAAAATAACGCTGTAAGCGTTAAAGAATCTATGGCAGAAAATAAAATTGACGAAACTAAAGTTGAAGAAACTAAGGTTGAAGGTCAAGAATCTGAAGTAACTGAAACTGAAGTTCAAGAAACTGAAGTAGAAGAAACTACAGCAGCTACAGAAGTTGAAGGTCAAGAATCCTTAGAAGAGCTTAAAGCTCAAATTAAAACTTTGACTGAAGCAAAAGAAAAAGCTGAATCTGACTTTGCTAACTTAGCTTCTGATCTCTTGGCATATAAAGCTGAAGTGCGCAAAGAACTAGACGCATATAAAGCTGGCCAAGAAAAAATTAATGAAGCTTTAACTTCTATTAATGATGTTAAAGAAAGTTTAGAAACTTTCAAAACTGAAAGTGAAAAAACTTTAAACGAAACTATTGAAAGCACAAAAGAATCTTTAGAAGATAAAATTCAAAAATTAAATCTTGTAAATTCTACAGTTGAAAATCCTGTTAAAACAGAAGAAAATAAAACTGTTGAAGTTAAAGAATCTGTAACTGGCAGTTTAGATTTCGTAAAAAAATATTTCCCTGGGAAATAAGGAGAAACAAATAAATGGCAAATATTAACCCTGGTAAAGGTCCTAACTTTTTCACTGCCGGTGCAAACGGCAAAGTTATCAAGGGCTTAGGTTTTAAAAAACTTTCTAACGAAGAACGCCGTGTAACACGTACTGGCGTACGTCTTAACACTGCAAATCATGATACTTCTAATATTGCTTACTGGTTGGATAGTCGTCTTCCAGTTGCATTCCGTTACAATCATGCAGAAATGTATAATCAAGTTGTAATTCCAAAAGGTCGTATCGTAGCAGTTGATCCTGACGTTCGTTCTAAAGATGAAAATAAAAATATTACTCTTAACGTATTGACATTGGCTAATGGTGGTTCCCCAGTTCGTTTGCGTAAAGCTGGCGACGTTTATGGTGCTGCTGGTGTAGTATCTACAGATGCTACAGGTAAAGCTCTTGTGAACATGGATGTTGATTGGGTTCCAGTTGCAGGTTATGCATCTGCTTATACAGCTGATCTTTACAAACCATTTGCTAATGGTGGTGCTAAGAAAATTGCTCAAGCTGCTAATCTTGAAAAAGATGAAAAAACTGGTCTCTTAAAAGAAAACGGCGGTAAACCATCCTTGGTACATCGTAATGCTAATGTACCTATCGGTATGTTGATGCGTAACGAATATACTCGTGATGCTGATGCTTGGAACGGTATGACTCCTGGTGCAATCAAAACTGACGTTATGGTTGAACTTCCTCATTTCTTGTTCAAAGATAAAGCTGAACAAAATCCTTGGGGCTCTGCATACGGTGCTCTTAAAGCTGGCGATTTGGTTAAATCTGATGAAAATGGTCGTATCGTAAAATCTCCATTGTCTGATGAAACAGCTGTTGAAGGCATGCAAGTTGCAGAATTGGAAGCTGAACGTCAACAAGTTATCGGCCAAGTACA